TCTATGTGGGCGGGGGGTGTGATTTTCGAGACCCCCTCCCCCGTTTTCGCAATTTTGTATCCCCATATATGTATAGTGCGATATTTATTTTGTTACTTTCTTGTAAATGTTCATAAAATCGTATTTGATTATGTCATCAATCGCTCTTTCGATCTCTTCATTTGTTTCTAACTCTGTCATATCATCAGTCAAATGAGCAATTCGACCCAAATACGAACATGTATTGTATCCTTTTTCAACATCAAACAAGAACCAAGAAGTGAACTGTTCAAATGGATCGAAAGGATTATCAAATGTTGTTAACATACATTCGTTCGACATTGTTAATTCACTCCTTTCAAATACTTAGAAACTGTTGATGGTGAAACACCAAGAGATTTAGCAATAGATGCTAAGTCATAGTTAGAATTACTCATGGCTTTGATTCTATTAATCTTAGCCTGGCTCAACGTTGTTGTTGTACGTGGGGTAGCTCTTTGTCTAAGCTTATCGGCATCAGTATTATTTAGTATCTGCTTAAGTTTATTCTCACTAATAGCACCAGCCTGAATAGCTTCCCATTCTCTATCAGTTATATCTATGCTCCTATCTCTTCTTGATACAGATCCTACAGCTTTTCTATTAGAGGTTAATGCTTGCTGACTGGCCTTCTTAACATCTATCTCTTTTCTTGCCAATCTATCTATCTCTTTAGCAGTAGCAGTAGGATTAGATTTACGAAGAGTTTCTTTAACAGTATTCAATGCATTATCAACTTCAGCATTAGCCCTACGTTGTGCGGCCCTCTCACGAGGAGAGTTGAGTAATGCCGTGTTAAGTTTACTCATAAGTGAATCTACTTCTGCTTGATAAGTAGTCTTAGCTGATGATGAATACTGAATCTTACCTGTTCTAACCATCTCTTTACGAGCTTTATTAGCTAGTGCCTTCATACTGTTGGCATAATCAGCGTATACCATTTCCATAGGATGTCTTGCTTCAGATACTAAAGAGTATGCATCATCAGTCTCAGCCATACGGGTACTCTTCTGAGTCTTATTCTTAGTAACTGTTGTGAGTTCACCAGTCCTCTTATTAGTCTTCTGATATGTATAGGTCACATCATCAGCCACCTTGTAGATCAAAGATCCTTCAGGTTTATTAGGATCATACCAATCCTCTCCTTTGATGTTTATCTTAGGAGTACCTTGTCTTTTAAGTACTGATGTTTCACCCTTGGCTCTTGAAAGAATAGTTGATGCACCACCAACATGTACATTCCCATCTGCATCTACAGTTCTCTGGTACTTCTTCTTTAAAGCAGCAATGTTGTTATCGATCTCGCTCTGTTTGTAATCCAGTTTATGTTTCTCTGCGTCAATAACAACCATACTGTGTTTAACAGCTCGTGCTAACTCTTCTTGCGAAGCTCCACCCAACGTCATATCAGTAATGAGATTAGATACAATACCCATCTGAGTACCGGTATTCTTCATGTACTTCATACCAGGACGCTCAGGATATGCCATCTTAGGATCAAATCCCTCAAGATCTTTAAGTGGCGGAGTGGATGTGATCTTAACTTTACCAGCCTTATCATGGGTTGGTATGGTCATAACAGTATCGCCATCGAAATCAGCACCAGATAATCGGTCAGCTATATTCTTATTGATACCTATAGCATCAATCGAGTTAGCTCCGATTATTTTCTTAGCAGCTTCGTTCTTATTGTTAACTGTTAAAATAGGAATCTCAAACGTACCACCATGAGGATAACGAATTAAAGCCAACTTGGTTCCTGGTTCATACCCTGGAGCATACACTTCGTTATCTTTAAGAGAATTAACTGGTATGATAACGTGATACTTCTGACCAGGTAAAGCTGCTGCCTGTAAATGGACGGCTGCTGAATCACAGTTATTTGCAAATTCCTCTAGTAAATGTTTCTTTACAGTCGGATTTGTAAGTGAGCATATCTCATCATACTCTGCTAACTTGTCAGCTTTTGCTAAATTAAGTTGCTTCTTAGCCATACTTAAAGACTGCTTACCAAGAAACTGAGATGGTAATGCATCTTTCCATTCGGTCCAGTCTCCCTCATCAGCTCTCTTATTGATAAGTGATAGCTGTCTCTTGCCATCTTTATCGATATAGTAACTCTGTCCGCCAGGTTTGATTAACGAACCAAATGGGTTGTCTGGATCTTCTTTGATATTCTTAAGTACATCAAGCTTACCTACGTCCTTGGTTTTATTAGTGTTAAATATAACATCAACACCATCTGGCATATCATCAGAATATACTGCCATGCCCTTTATGTATTTCTTACCGTCTACTAAGATACGGACCTGTGAGTAATGAGAATCACCTAAAGATAAATCATCAACACCTCTTCGAAGCTCGACAATTCCATCTTTCTCAAGACCACCATCTTCAGCATATCGAATCTTTAAACGTTTCGAATCCATGCTCTTAGGATAAACAAACTTGTCGAAGGTTTCTCCACCATCATGAGATACATAATCAGTAAGAGAGTGAACTTTATCAAAATCATAAATCTCTTTATGTTTAGTTCCAGGAGGACAAATAACCATTTGGTTTATCTGCTTACCAGGATTGGTTGCTTGTGGAACCCCTCCTTTGTAGATAGGATATCCTTCTCTTTCAAGAATATATAAAGCTTCATTAAGCTTTTCTTTAGAGATATTAAGTTCTCTTTCTACTCCAGTACCTACGTCGATCATACCCTTCTTGTCGACCTGTTCTTTTATGAAGTCAGCAGTTTTTCTAGCTTGATTCATACGAGTTTCAGAATCCTCATTAAGCAATGATCTTACTGTCGATTCAGGTACACCCATCTTCCTACCGATTTCGGTAGCACCAAGTCCGTCTTTTCTTAAAGACTTAGCAGTAGCAACATCAAGCATCCTTCTTTCATCTTTGGCTAATGCTTTCTCTAATCGGTACTGCGTTGTTGTAAGACCGAACTCTTTCTTAATGTTTTCAGGAGTCTCAGACCAACCTTCTTTTTTAAGTTCCTCAATACGACTAAGAAAATCTCGTCCATGCTGATAAGGATTATCTCCAGATCCCCAAGGATATCGGCCCGAACGTCTTGGAATACCGTAATGCATCAAGTAATTAATTTCTTCTACTACCGGATTCATAACTTCAGACCCCCTCTTCCAGTTTCGCTAACAGCTTATTGAGATGAATTATCTTGTCCATGATTGGAACAATGTCTTCTGCCGTAGGAGTGTGATATATGATCTCGTCGTTCTGATATATCCTTAATTCCATATCAATATCTCCAGGCTTGATCTTGTACTCCAAACAAAAAAGAGCAGCGTAAATTTCTAACTGCTCCATGTGTACCGGTGTTTTTCCTGTTTTCAAATCATGGATTCTGAGAACCCCATTCCTAAATGATATAGCGTCTGCGGTTCCAAAGAATCTTTCGGAATAAAACAAAACAACCTCAGTATCCATCTTGAAACCAATCGCATCATTCACGTATGCATATATGGTTTTCTTGGATCTTGGTTGTTTTATTCTTAAGTCGATGGTATCTTTAGCCCACTTATGGAGTATGGTCCCCATCTCAGCAGCCTTTTTATTCGCATAGACTTCCATTGCTTTATCGTCGTCATATCTAAGCCAACTAGACTGACTAGGTGAAAACGGTGCATGAAGCCCTTCAAGATTTCTATGTATATTGAATTGCATGACTATCTCCTTATCCTTTGAAAATGTGTTTTAATTCATTAAGCACTTCTTCTTTGTTCTCGGGATAAACAAATCTTGAGAAAGACATGTCATCCATAAGACCAACATAGTATTCTTGATTCGGTCTTCTAGGCGCATCCTTAGATCGCTTTGTTTCGAACGTGGCCCACTTGTCTTTGTAGAAAACTGTCCAGTCAGGAAAACCCTGAATATACGACGAATCATTCTTAATGACAATACAGCCAGGATACTGTTTCCTAATTTCGTCCATCAATTCTTTTTGAAATTTACTTTCTAGTTTACTCACAAATGAACCATCCTTTCTCCTTCGAATATAAAACGCAAAAGAATAAGAACGACCAAAAATGGCGTTTTTTACTCTTCCTCTCATAACAGGGCATGTTTTTTTCGCGAATCTTTTAAGGATCAAAAATTACCAAAACAAGAAAACAAAAAGCCTATGTCGATAAGACGTAGACTTTTTTAAGTGTTAATTATTGATTTCATCTTGACTTATTATTCTAGCTCTTTTGTCGTCGTAATTATAAATTAATTTCGTACCGTCTTTTAAATATATAAGGACAGTCGAGTAATCATACGGACGCCAATACGTTACTAATTTAGACATTTTGGGATGACGCTTTTTGAAATCCGTAAATATCATCCTCCATGTAATCTTTTTTCTCATAAAACACCTTTCGAATTATTCTATCCGATCACCGAAATCGATAAGATCAGATACATCACAATCTAATGCATATGAAATATTTATAAGAGCCTTGATACCTGGAATTTTATTTTTTTTAATATAATAACTTATAGATGATTCGGACAGACCTGTCTCATCTGCAAGTTCTCTTTGAGTCATTCTTGCGTCGTTTAACATATTAGCTAGATTATCACCAAATATTTGAAGCCATTCTAATTCTGTCATAGTTGTTCTCCAATCTTGCATTTTGTATAAAAACTTCACCATAGTGAAACATGTAAATTATTATTATATATTTATATATTTTTTTATCACATTAAATAAAGGATAAAAAAGTGGGAAAGTGGGCAGAGGGCCTATAAACGTTGAAATTTCAACGTTTTGTTTGGCCAAGTTGGGTTTTTAAAAGTGGGCAGACTTCACTATGGTGAAGTTTTTAGGCCAAAAATTCACTATGGTGAAGTTTTTTAGGTCAAAAAATCGGAAATGTTTAACTCAAAACCGGGCAAAGCCCACTTTCATTTTTCAAAAGTGGGCATGAAAATGGGCTAAAACCCGGTCAAAAAATCACAAATTCACTATAGTGAAGACTGATTAGAACTCAAATACAGCTCTCAAAGCAACGTCATTTCTGCCAATTGCTTCGTTTACAGAGTTACCTATAAGTTTTGTATCAGTTACATATACCACTTTAATAACCTGTGCTTCGCTAGTTGCATCTGCATATCTAGGTACAGGACACAGCCATCTTGCCCCGTCATTTCCACTAGATCCTCCCCACTTCTGACCTAAATGAGAGAACTTAGAAATCATAGTAGTTGCAAAGTCGGAACTGTTAGGTCCTTCTCTAGGATTATAATCACTCCATAAGAGAAGCCAACCATGAGCACATTCTGAAAGAGGCTTGGACGGAACTACTTCCTGATTAGCTGACATATATCTTTCGCCAGTCCAAAGAGGAGCTCCTATGGCATCAAATAAACATTTCCAACCTCTCCAATAAGTATTGTTATAGTAGTTAGAGTATACGCTTCCGGACGTTCCGAATGCTAAAACCCATCCAATCGTGTCAGAAGTCTTATGTACAAGTAATCTCCAACTTTCCGTGTTTTTAGGATTACCGGCAACTGATCCATTAGAATACGCAGTGTGTAAACCTTTAGGCCATGCAACAATCTCATTCAATAAATTCTTCCCAGAATCCGCAGCGAACAAATATTCAACGTCACCATTATCAGCCGTAAACTGTAAAGCTTTCGATATGTAATCGTCATTATGATTATGATCTGCCGCAGCAAACTGTGATGGATTTACCTGTGATTCCTCAAGTTCTTCAATAGCTGCTTCGATAGCATCAAGATCATCAGTAAGACAAATTGTATTGTCCGTGTCTCTGTAAATCTCATTAGTGGAAAATAACGGTACAAAGTTTGGATTGCTCATTTTTTACCTCATATCTTTCTTTTAAACAAGCAACTGTAACTAATATAGATCAATAGCTTTCGCCAGTAATCTCAGCATACTGTTCCTTAGTGATTACTCCTTTTCTTACAGCCATCTTGACCATCATCTTATTCCAAAGACCTTTGTCGTAGTTCTTCTTAATAGTTTCAAAGTTCATATCAATTCCTCCTCGTCCTTGATTCTACAAATCTTAAATTAAACGGTTTCTTCAGCATCAGGCAAGCTCGCCATTACCTGATATTCCAAAGCGGCTGCGATTCTTTCATCAGTGCTTGGCTCAGTGCTAGGAGTGTTTCTTTCATTCTCAAACGCTTCAATAGCGTCCAGATAATCCTGATCTTCTACGCAAGATGTAAAATCACATCCGGCATTAGCATACATGTCTACCATTTCACTAAGAACACCGAAGAAAGAGCCATTCAAAGCTCCACCTCCACATACGATCTTTACACTCTCAATTTCAGAGATAGGGTATTTCTCCTTCCACTCAGCAGCCGTAAACTTCGCTCCAGATGGTGTAAATACGTCATCCTCTTTGTTCCAAATTGCATATCTGCTCATTTTAATTACCTTCCTTTCTGTTTTAAACTACTGTGAAAGCGTCGACTACTTTAGAATAAGTACTAACAGAACTATCACCATGTCCCCCAGCAAATAAAGCGTAATCTCCAACTGTGGTAGATGCTGGTTCGTATCTACCAACCGATAAAAATTTGGTTGATCGCTTGGTCAGCGATGAGTCGTAAACATCTACATCATCTTCCAAAGAACCATTATACCCACCACCAAATAAAGCATAATCTCCAATCGTAACAGCACCTGGAAGATATCTTCCAATGGCTAAAGCCGTTGCTGTACTTCTAGTGAGAGACTCATCGTAAACATCCACAACATCATAATAAGTACTACCATTATATCCACCACCAAACAATGCATAGTTACCTACTGTGGTAGCGGATAGTCTATATCTACTATAGCTTAAAGAAAATGGTATCGTACGAGTTAACGATGTGTTATAAGCAGCTACATCTGATGAATAAGAATCACTAGCAGTAGTCCCACCTCCAAATAAAGCGTAATTTCCTACTGTTGTGGCTGCAAGTATACATCTAGTACTATTTAATGAACTAGCAGTTGAATGTGTTAGATTAGCGTTATAAGCATCTACATCTGATGAATAAGCACCATCATATCCACCACCAAATAAAGCATAATTACCTACTGTCGTAGCAGCTAGTTGTTTTCTAGCAGTACTTAATGAAGTAGCTGTTGAATGTGTTAGATTATTGGTATAAGTATCTACAGTTGATGAATAAGTACTACCAGCAGTAGCCCCACCACCAAATAAAGCGTAATTACCTACTGTCGTAGCGGCTAAACTAGATCTAGCAGTATTTAATGAAGTAGCTGTTGAATGTGTTAGATTATTGGTATAAGTATCTACAGTTGATTTACGAGCACCATTATATCCACCACCGAATAAAGCGTAATTTCCTACCGTAGTAGCAGCAAACGTTTCTCTGGTATAACTTAAGCTCGTAATCGCCCCATAAGAAGTTAAAGTTCCACCGCCACCCCAACAAGGTCTAGCCACTCCACCTACGCCAACATAGCCTTTCTTGATCTTACGAGCCACCGATTTAGTTTCAGTTCCGGTCTGGGTTGTCATCTCTGTTGTGAAAGTCATAGATGTAAAGTAACATGCTTCTCCACTAGCTGACCGTGAACTATCTTTACTGTATGAGAACGTTAAAATCGTACCAGCAGTAAGATCTCCAGCGTTATATGTTGCCATATTAGTACCACTCACCGCATTCAAAACAGTAGTTGATCCAATTTTAATTGTGAACTTGTCATAATTAGTTTCAGTTATGTAATTATACTGAAATGACAAATTGGTAACGTCCTGTTTGAGTTTCAAAGTAGTAGTAGCTGTAGTGCTGTTGACACCTAAGTTATTTGCTGCGAAAACAGTATCACTACCGCCAGGTTCGAAATAATATGCACTATTCGTAACATCAAAATAAGTATTGATGTTATCAACATCTATCGTTACCGGTGTTGTTACAGTCTCATAGATCGGAACAGTTGTAGGCACTCCGATGTAGATGTTTTTAACTTTTTTAGCGTACGGGTTACTAAGTATCCTCAAATCAGCAAATACCGCAGAATCGGTAGAAGGATTAATTGAATTAACCATGTTAGTGTATGAGAATGTTATGATATCCCCGGCTTTCAAAGGATCAGAACTATATTCTACATTAGATTTAGTCCCGTTAGCACCATTTAATACATATGTAGAACCGACTTTAAATGTTACACCACTTTCCATGTCAACTATGTTATATGTATATTTTAAGTATATTCTATCGATATCACATTTAGCCTTTAAAGTCATAGTAGCTGTACTTCGACCAGCATCATAGTTAGTAGGCGCAAGACATTTTAATCCATTTTTAGTGGTCCATTCGAACCCATAAGTACTGTTAGTAACCTCGAAGAAATCATTTATGTTGGTTTCATCGATCGTGATAGTTCTAATAGGTCCGACATAACATCCTTTCGCCACATCATCACCTCCTTATTCGTATACAAAATAGAATGTACCCTCAGCAAGTTCAGAAGTACCAGCCGTAAGATCTGTTGGTCCATAGGTAATACCTAAGTTAGTTAAAGCCAGTTTTTTAGTAGTAGCTCCAGTTCCTCCTTTATCGATTCCAATAATACCATTAATATCAATAGCGCTAGGCTTCGGATAATCGTCAGCAAGCCACTCAGTACCATCATAAGTCAAACGCATAGGACGTCCGCTGTAAAATGTGTTAGCATATTCTCCTCCATATGAGTTGCTATCACCGATACTAAGTCTACGTCCGATTTCCTTCGCTCCAAGACCGTTTACATTGATGGTTGGGATTCTTGTTGTAGATGTGGTGTGCGGTTTGACCAATATACTAAGTCCGGCAGTCAGAGCTGTGATGCCAGGAATAGTAACTGTATAAGCAGATCCTGTACCAGCCGTAGTCACTGCCTGCATCACCGCTGGAGCTGGATAGAATTTATCAATACCGCCAATATCGATACATTTAATAAGTTTTTCAGCCATAATTTAACCTCCAATCATTATTATCAACTGTCAAACACCAACTGGTTTATAACAAACGATTGCGTAGTTTCATCGTAGTTATAATCCATCAAAACACCAGTTGGTTTATTTTTTATGTAGGCCATACTAGTCCCGTCAGTCACAGTCCAATCAGGCTGAATAGCATTTTCACCAGGATCTCCTTTATCTCCTTTAGGACCTTGAGGACCAGTTTCCCCCTGTATACCCTGAGGTCCCTGTACACCCTGCTCTCCTTGAACACCCCGTAAACCTTGAGGTCCGGTATCACCTTTCTCTCCCTGAGGACCGGTTTCACCTGTGTCTCCTTTAGGTCCCTGCGGTCCAGTAGCACCAGTATCACCTTTAGTCCCCTGAGGTCCCTGTACACCCTGCTCTCCTTGAACACCCCGTAAACCTTGAGGTCCGGTATCACCTTTCTCTCCCTGTGGGCCTTGAATATTACCGACATTGATCCAAGCGGTATCCGTATCAGACCAAACATACAGATATCCATTAATCAGATAACTATCACCAATACTACCAGTAGGATGAGCGGTGGTTAATTCACTCTCAGAAGCATATGAACCCAAGATAGTTACTCCGGTACCCTGGTCGCCTTTATCGCCCTTAGGTCCTTGTGGTCCAATATCTCCGGTATCACCTTTATCTCCTTTAGGACCTTGAGGGCCAGTTTCACCCTGGATTCCCTGAGGACCCTGCGGACCAGTGTCGCCTTTATCTCCCTTATCACCTTTATCGCCCTGTATACCCTGTATGCCCTGAGGACCTGTCGCGCCAGTTTCCCCCTGTATACCCTGAGGTCCCTGTATACCCTGTTCTCCTTTAGGACCAGTGTCGCCCTTTTCACCCTTAAGATCAGCAGAGCTTGTACCGCCACCAGTGGTAGTCATAGTCAAGACTGTTCCTTCCCAAGAATGGGTAGCAGCAGGATTGTTGGTCATATACTCGTTTACTGAGGCTGGAACAGTGGTATCGAGAGTATCTATTATCTCGTCGCCTTTTAATATAAGAGCCTGTTTCTCAGCGGTAGACGTATCGAGAATAGACTGTTCTTCAGCAGTAATAGTATCGAGAACCTCATCACCCTTTAATATGATAGCCTGCTTCTGCTCATTCGCAGTGTCTATAATAGACTGTTCCTCAGCAGCAATGGTGTCGAGGACTTCGCTACCCTTAAGAGTTATCAGTCTCTGCTGCTCGGTTGAAGCGTCTATAACAGCCTGTTCAGCAGAATCGGCAGTACCAAACAACCTGTTTTCCCACTGTTCGAGGATATCTGTATATGGCAATATCGCCTGTTCGCCTGTCTCAAGACCTTCTAATACCGGCAGAGTGGATATTGTGGTGTTGAATTCCTGTATGACCTCGTCATTCTCAAACTTCCTGAGACACACATTGAATGTAACGTTACCTTTATAAATGAACGCATTACGTCCGACAATCCAACTGAATTTGATATTCTCTTCATCAATTAAAGCATCGGTAACCTGATAGACATCGCCCATTTTTCTGGTGTTTAAATAGTTGATTCGTATCTTAAACTCTGACAAATCAACATCGCCGTAATGTCTTGGTATGCTGAACGATAACTTCTTTACCTCGTCATCAGACTCAACACCCAAATTAGTGATACTCTTGGGAATGGTTATCAGTCTGGAATCAAGGTCAATATATAACGTTGAATCTATAACCTCACCTTCTCTCAAGAGCTCATCTGTTGTGGCCATACTAAGTCACCTCCTGACTAACTTCGATTGTTGATGTTTTGATCCTTTGATATCCCTTAATACCAGTTACCTGAACTAAGAAATAGTATCTAGTCAACGCCTCTTCTGGAATAAGGCAAGAATCATCATCCAAAAAAGCTGCAAATTCCTGTCCGCCAGACCAGAAACCAGCAACCTTTTTGCTATCTTTCCATTCGTCTGATTCAAAATAGAATTTGGCTCGTAAATATCCTTTTGATCCTGCGATAATATTAGTAAAATCACAATCCGCTTTCTTAATCATCTTTTGTCCTTTAACTACGAACTCCAATGTTCTCATGTCTAATATCACCTCCTCTCGTTTAATTTTCTATATAAAAAATAGGAGACATCACATATCGTGACATCTCTCTAATTCGACAACGGATATAAGCATTTATTCGAATCTAACACCAGCAATCTCGGACAAATCTTTCTCCATTTCCTCTATATCGAGTTCTCCGTTTTGCCATTTAAAATAGTAGTCAAGTACTCTTTCCGTGAATAACGGCAAACGAGCTAGATATGTTTTAGTCCAGTAATAATCTTTGAGTACTTCCATTGGTAAAATAAGAAGCAGCCTCATAGCTATATCTACAGCATCTTCAGTCGCGTCTTTTTTAATTTTATCAATGTCTTTTTGTGATAAGTTATATCTGGCTTCTTTAGATTCTTCTTCTCTTAATAATCGTCTCTTAGAAGCTCTATTAGACATTAAATATCTCCTGCTTTACGGTTTTTACTCTTTGAATCTTCGAAGCCATTAGGATATCTTTTTCTGAGCTTATCTACATTCATCTGTAAAATAGTCTCTAAGTCGTATCCGATAGCATCCGCACTTAAAGCAATATACCAGACAACATCACCAAGCTCCTTAGCAATATGTTTCTCATCAAGTTCATGTCCCTGATAGAAATGCTTCTTGAGTAAATCGATAGCTTCTCCAGCTTCACCGTTAAGACCCATGAGACCATTAAGGAGACGATCTACTTTATCATGATGCATACCAGATTCTGTCCTGAGGGCTTCTTTCTGATATTCATTGATTGTCATTTTAGATTCTAATCTCTCATTACACTGTTTGTAGAAATCCTCGTCCATCTCATATGTCTTGAATGTGTAATAGCAGTCTAAGCATTTACGTCTTCTAACCTGTAAAGATCCTTCATCAATTGTTCTGGAATCGTATATTTTAGTTTCCCCACCACAAACAGGACAAGTTAAACTCATTTCTTTCTCCTCTAAATAATCTTCAACGCTGTTACCTATATATTCCATTACGTAATTCTGTTTGGAATCAGGATACTTTTCAAAGTCGACGGTACTCATGAACAAATCATAAGAAATAGAGCTTATCTTTTTCGGCCCTTCTAATTCCAGATCCTGATATATGACTCTTTCTCCTGTAATTTTACCGTTTATATCGGAATCGCCCATAAGAGCAAGTACTCTGTAATATCCTCCTTTAAAATAACGATATATACCATCGATAACCAATTCTCTTTTGTACGTATCTTTAACTAACACTGTCTTCTCCTTTCAAAAATAAAAGAAAAAGGCCGCGTTTAAGCGACCTAAAAGTTTGTTAAGAGAGTAGGACATTCATCCTCTCATAAAAGAGCATGTTTTTAACGCGAATTTCCAGTTATCAATTCTGAATATGGCAAAGACTCGATCCAGTCACAGAAAGCATGCCATTCATCTAATTTGTGGTTCTTACGAGACTTATATATATTCGCAAGAACTTCGTAATTAGTGCATATTGTTCTTCTTTGATTATAGCTGCTAGGCAATAACTGAATCATCTGCCACCAGTATTTCTTTTTTAATTTAGTATCTCTTTTTTCATTATTATAATATCCTCTAGCAATATTCAAATCTTTTATTGTGCGCTTTAAACTTTCTTCGCAAAGATTCTGATATACTTCGTCTCCATCATTTAATTCTGCTGGAACAAGAACTCCCAAATGTTCATGGCTGAAGTCATCCAGCGTAAACTCTTTCTCGTGGATCTTGTGCATAGTGGAGCAAGAGTTAGCCACCGTACCAACCTTATAGGTATCAAACTCTTTCCACCAGTACAAAGGAGCCGTAATATCCACATACACCGTAATCATCCGCATGAATTTCCGATGGTCAGTGCCAGCGTTGCGCAGCCGCATCATGAGGTCGAAGTCGTTGTTTTTAATAATTGGAGCTACATCGTGACATATTCTAGCCAACCTAAAATCTTCATCATTACACAAACTTCTAGGAATAAATATGCTATCACTCTTCTCCCAAGAGTTCATCGGGTTGCGCATTCCACGAATCGCAGCTTCCCAACCCATAACCTCGGTGTTTTCGAGTTTAATCATTGTTTTCTCCTTTCAAAAGCTCAGCCATCATATAGCTCAACATACGGAAATATGTCCGTCTGTTATTTGGCGGGTAACAGATATAAATCTTATTGTTATTTATCGTTTGATTGAAGATTTCTCTCTGAAAAGGCAAGAGTTTGACACCACATAAGTTCAGAAACTCGTCGATCTGTTTCTCTTTAGAAGTCTCAGAAAGTTTAGAGAGAGACCCATCTCGCTCCAACCTCCTCAAATATGGATACTCTTCTCCACAATCGTTAGAACTACTAATATACATAGATTTACTCCCATTCTTTTAATTTTTCTTCTATGATTGATAAATACTCATGTTGTTTGTCATTAAATTTGACTTTAAAAGGATGTATGTATTCCATACCATTTGTGAATTCTACGAGTGCATACATTTGATTATCTAAATCAGGAGCCCAGCAATGAAAATATCCAGGCTTACCATCAACTATGCAATCTCTTAATTCTACTCCGATCGAAATATCAAAATTCTTACTCATTGTTTTTCTTCCTCCGGTAACCACTTTGCCAATATCACTGTCACTAAAATAAACTCTTCCGTCCATCATTCCTCCCCTTTTTCTTTCCATCTAACAGGTTTATGAGAATATAGATTGACAGGCTCACCAAGACATTCGTGACACGGATCTTCGCTATCGGGCTTATCTAAATACATGCAGTTTTTGCAATAATCTCCGAAATGTACTTCCTTATAAATTTCATCCATCGTTTTCGGTCTCCTTTCTTTCAGATTCAATAATATCGTTAACCATGTCATATATATGGTTTCTCTTTCTTTTGTCCTCTTCTGTCTCGATGACATCTTTAATTTCTTTGTCGTCCATTTTCTTTCCTTTCGAAATATCTTTTGCAGATATCCATAAGATACTCACGATCGGATTCAGTCAGTCGATAATATAAATCGAAGCCTGTAGATACATCCAAATCGTGAGTAACATAACCGTAACGAGTGTTTAAAATATCGTCGATAAGATCGTATTGATCCTGCAACTCTATCAAATATTCACACATGTTAAGATAGTAGTCGTCCGACAAAGGACTTTTATTAAGTTCATAGTAAGCGATACAATTAAGTATTACTTTTCTTTGCAAGAACTCGATCTTATCTACGATACTCCAGTCTTGAAATAACAAATTAGTCTTCCTTTGACTTGTCTTTTGTCATATCGTTTATAGCCTTACTTAAACCAATATCGAAGCCTTTCATTAAAGTCCAACCGATATAAAAGCCCATTCCTAATTTGATGTAATCTTTAAATTTCATTGTTTATTCTCCTTTCGTTTACTCAAATGGTACTTGTTCTACGTCTCCACCCTGAACGGTGATACTCTGCATTACACATTTCTTTTCGTCATCCCAGAATAACGTATCGAGAATATGGTCGATCTCGTCCTGAATATCTGGCTCGGTCATACGCATAACCTGATATCCTTCAAGACCTACTCTTCTACGAAGCTTTTGCATAACACTAGCTGTCCAACGTCTGAACTTACGAGCTTCAAGCTTTCTACTGGCAAATAGAGCCTCGTAGATACCATATTCGTTTACAGCTATCATATCGTGAGTTTTCCTAGCTCTTGATCTGACCTCCTTTAAAGGTATATCACATACATTCACCCGTACTTTCGTCATCATATCCGGACTAAGTCTTTGTGCCACCTTAAAAGTATGCAAATTCAAAGCATCGCAAATATCCTTTAAGATCGCATACCATTCACCATTTACCTCAACGAATCTAATATCGTATCCGTTCCAGTTTTCAACTCTCATTTACAACTCCTTTCGTTTACTCAAATGGTGCTTGTTGTTTTTCGATTTACGACATCCTTTAAACCCATATCGTGGTCATAATGAAATACTGTTTTTAACTATTACTTCTCAAATATCTGATGACGATCCAGATAAGCCATAAGCCTCCTGTTGCAACTGTAAGAATCAAATCGAACAGTAATCCAAACATTCCTCTCTTTCCACCTTTACTCATTTTTGTCTTCTCCTTTCGTTACTAATTGGTTAACCAATGATTCAAATATCTTAGCGAACAGTTCAGTGTTCGTTAAAAACTTAGGTTCGATCATACACTTTATGTATCTATTATTTTTAGAAACTTTTATAATAGGGATTCCACCATTTCCATCTACTTCAATATCGTATCCTTCGTCTAAGTAATAGTTAAATATCCTTGTCATCGCGTATCTCTTTTCTAGTTATAAGGACTTTCTAAACTCCAGTCCCATCTATTACCGCCTTTAAAAGCGTCTCTAAAATGGTTATTGGTACCGTCACCGTGAAACCATAAATATTCTTTAGGTAATACTCGCCCAACATTAGTCTCTCCGTTTTTCTCTCTTTCCCAACGAGATATAACGTCTTTAGCGAGCTCATATAATTCATCCGTAATCGGACTACTATCTCTATAAGCAAACTGATTAGGAGCTGTTACGACACTGATAATATCATCAGGCATATCTTTAATATCACTATCAACTCGATTGAGTATGCACCAAATAACAGCAGCTTGTTCGGTTTTAGAACATCCTCTTGCCTCAGCCCATACTACTTTAGCAATATATTGTGCTTCCTGATCGTACGAGTCAGTCGTGATAATATCATCCGAAGATACGTTTTCAATCTTGGATTCTTGTGCCGGTTCTTCATAATATCCGTAGCACTCCAATTCATCTAAAGTAGTTTGTAAAGTTGCTAATTCCTCATATAAAAACGAATATTTTTCTTCCAGCACTTCTATTCGTTCTGTCAGATCGTTTACTTCCGATTCTGTTACTCTAATATTTGAATTGTTGCACAATCCAAGTACTGTTAAAAATATACCAATGATTAATAAAACGGCTATTATCACGACATCTTTATTTGATTTAAAATCCTTCATTTATAACTCCTTTCAATAAATTATGAAAAAATAACTTTCACCATTTGATAAACTTGTTTTCGTTGAATTTCTTCTTCTGACTCAAAGCTCTGCTTATAGCTAAATCGATTCCACTACGAGATTTAAGATGGTAATAATATAGATCTCTATAAGGAGTGTTTAATCTGTCGATTCTTCCTGATGCTTGCTGCATGACTTTGTAGCTGTAGTTTTGGCTGTAGAAAACGATTGTATCGGTTCTAATACAATTCCAGCCCTCTGCACCAGCATTATACTGTACGAGGTAGATAAACTTTTCCCCAGACGGAACAGGTTGGTGTTTGTGTCCATTCCATTCAGCAATTTCAACATTTTCTCCATAATAAAGTCCTTTCAAAATATCAAGTTCGTAGTCAAAGTTATAAAAGACTATCATCTTAGGATGCTTCTCGAATAACTCAAGTAATGCTGTTTGTCTTGATTCATCCTCATTTACGATTCTTCTAAGTACGTAGCATAATCCGCTTGCCTGCTGAATCGGTTCATTCTTATATGGGTCCCAGCGAGTTCTCGTAGCATCTTTATACTTTGAAATATCATACTTACAATACACAACTTCATGATGAGGAATCGTATGTCTGGAGAAATCCATATCAATTAGAATTTGGTTTCTAAGACGAATAAGACGACCAGTGTTTATGTAACGATCAATTTTTGGATACTTAGTGAATCTGGAGTATATGATATGCTCCCTTGTGAATTCTGTTTTGTTCTTATAGAATCCATTCGCTATAAATACGGGAATATAATCCTGCCAAGTATCTCCTGGAGTTGCAGACAATATGATCCAGTCATTACTTTTAGCTATCTTGAGAAACGCCTTAACCCACACTCCAGATCCGGTTACTCGATCTTCGTCAAAAATAAAGAAAGCACCCTGAATATCAGAGTACTTTTTAATGTTATTCCAACTATCGATGATAACTTTGTTACCGTATGTCTTATTTTTTTCTGGATTAGTGGAAATTAGAAAATTAGCAAGCTCTCCTTCCCATTCGAGAGAATCTCGTTTCATAGCTGTAGTTATTATGTATAGATCTTTAGGTTTTTTCATATAAATATAATCTGGATCAATACTTCCGCCTTGTTCCTTGAAATAATAGTAGAGACCGGTTCTAGATTTACCAGAACCGACTCCACCATTTAGAATACATCCGTTACGCATTTTATTTACAGAATCCATTTGATAGTCATATAAGAAAGGTTTTGCCAACCTACCACCTCCTTTTAAATATGACCTTTTTCTTTCAAACTGCAATAATTGTTTTCGCCCACAATTATATGGTCTAAGACTTCAATTCCAATAAGATCGCCAGCCTCTTTCATTTTTTTAGTAATATTCACATCTTCACGACTAGGTGAGCAATCTCCGCTTGGATGATTATGCATGACAATTATACTTACAGCGTTTGCTAAAAGCGCTTTTTGAAACATTTCCCTAATACCAACTATTGAACTATTAACGTTTCCGTGAGAAAGTTCGAATACAGAAGTTACCTTATTTTTCGTATTGAGACACGCCATATACAAATATTCCTCTGATTCTTCGTGTAATCGTATGAAGTCCTTCGCTAAAATATAGACATCTTCCGGACTTCTAATAATCGCAGACAAGTCTGGACGATTAACACTTACTTCTTTTTCAAGAGTCACTTTTTTGTCTTCAGTAAGTCTGGTTTTGTATTTTGTTATTCTCACCATTTTTACCACTCTCCTGTGGTTTTATTTGTTGGTAAATATAGTGTCGTTTTTCAACAAAGTGTATAATCGTCGACCATTAACTACGCCGCAGCTTTCAATAAGCTTGTTTTCTATCAAAGAATTAAAACCAAACACGCCTACTAATTGAAGAATATAATCTTTGTAAATCGCATCCATATCCAAAGTTTCTAGTCTTACAATTTCGTAGACATGCTGTGCATAAGTTCCTAGGTAGTCTTGCGTCATCACATATCACCTTCAATTTCATGATTTATACATACAGTTTGCCGTCATAAGGTCTTTTTTCTTCAATCATTTTGTACCAGCATGAGCTGTGGATATATTGTTTAAGTCCGGTTCTTGTTATAACAAGCTCGGCATCGTGATAATGCGGATTTTGTTTTAATATACTGTCCGGAACTTTCTCCACTTCCTCACCGCACAACGGACACTTACTAATGGTGATTAATCGTCGTCCCATTAAATCATCCCCCACTCCTCAGCGTGTTTCATGTGTGCTCTACGAGCTCTTCTATAAGCATCTTCCAGACCAAACTCCTTAAGCAATTTTTCATCCAAACATAAAGCAGCTAATACATCAGCATCTCCGTCCCAGTTAATCGCATACTCGTGATTATCCATTTCATAAAGAAAAGCTGCCTCGGCAAAGTCTTCGTTCTTCATTGCCTCTTGCAGCTCTTTAGTATGACGTTTTAACATTGTCTTGAATGCTGGTACATCAGTTTTCTTCAAGACATCTCCATGGTTAAATAAAGTAACACACTCTTCTTTCTTAGCTCCTAATTTCTTAAGAGCTTCTTCCAGTTGCTTTTCGTTGAAAGCATAAGCAATTGGAAAATCCTCTAACTCTTTTTTTTTTGTCGTTTCTGTAGGTCTAGATATGCTTCTCTTTTGTTCATAGCAAATTCCTCCTATAAAATATAATGATATAACTAATGGTGCCGATGACGTGATTCGAACACGCACGCATTACTGCAATGGAATCTAAATCCATCGTGTCTGCCATTCCACCACACCGGCATAAAAAATAGGAGACCCTTATTTCGGATCTCCCCTTCCATAATATGGCGTGTAAATTTCGCGGATTAGAACTCTTCCTCAGAATATCTTTCAGCGAAACGATCAATCTCCTGTGTAACACAAATAGACTGCAAATATGCTGTACGGCCAGTCTTATCATTCACGTCCCAATCGTACGGCCTAACGTCTAAATCTACGCTGAGAATATCTACATTATCTAAACAAGAGACACTCTCCTTATCAAGTTTATTCATTGCGGTGCCGGTTTTGAGATATATGCTTGGTCCACGATCGTTAAATTTAACCTTAACCGGAAGATACATAAACGGGGTATCATCTTCATCGCGAGGGGGCTTTATCTTAACGTTCCAATTCGCTTCGATAAGAGCGTCAGCTAATTCCTGATTTGGAATAACGACTGCGAAATTCATATCTCCTTCGTGATTATACTTAGAGCCTATTCCAGAAAAGTTGCGATAAATAATTCTCGCTTCATCGATCTGTAAGATTCCTCTTGGTGCAAATGTGATTCTCATAATTTTGTTTCTCCTTTTCTTTGAATATATTATTAATTGTTAAAATGGTATCGTGTTATCAAACTGAAGGGCCGAACCTTCATATGGATCATCGGATATAAACCATTCAAAATCACCATACTTAGATATTGTCTCGACAGCATCGTCGACTAATTTGTCATAATAAGACCTATCAATCTCTTCTTCCAAACCAAGTTCTTTAACTATCTCAGATTCTTTCCAACGATAACCTTTCGAACCAGTAGCAGCATAGTACTTACCGTCTTTCTCACGCATGAGCAATCCTCCGCCACAACCAGGTTTAATAGGGCAGAACTGACCAACACGTCCGACGAAAATATAGTTATGACCTTCATCTATAAGTTTTGATAACTCTTCGATTCGTTCAGTATCTTCAGTCATAGGATAGTCTAGAGTTGATTCATTTGTAATTCGTTTCCACAGTTTATCGTGCTCTTTCTCATAAGCAGAAACATCTGGCAAATCCTCGTTCATATCCAAATATAAAGACGAGGTTACAGACTTTGTTTCGCACATATCATCAAACACAATTGGTTCTTTACTGAATAGTTTCTTAAATACATAAGGTACCGCAAATTGTGTACCTGTAGCAGTCCACTCTCCGGCATGTTTACCATCTTTATATTTAGCAATATAAACAGCGTCATTAACAAGACACATACGTTCGTAAGTAGCCTCATGTTCAAACGTGTATCCGTATCTCTTACCGAAATCAATAACGAACTGTATTATCTCAGGAGTAGCATCCGGAATCTTGATAGAATCAGTTTTGATATGAGCTACTGTGAAACCTTTTTTCTGTACTTCATGTTTTAGGTCTGTCATGAATAACGCACCACGTTTCGCAACGATATTGTCCTTATTACGTGGATCGTAAAATGCGTTTTCGAAACTTGCTGAAGTCAAACCATATACAGAGTTGATTGCTGTCTTCAATGCATTTGCCAAATCTTTAGAAGTCAGTTCCCCATCAATCACCTTCTGAATATACGGTGTTAGTTTGCCATCCAGCATTTTATTTACATCGTCCCAAGCTTCATGTTTAATGTTTACTCGTCCATCTACAATTTCTTTGAAGCGTTTAGTAAAATCAACTCCAAATAAACATTCGGCGATAGCACTGTGAGGATGCATAGAAGCAACATCTAATAAAGCGACGTTACCGTACATACCTGGTTCGGCGTATACTTTCCCACCTTCTCCGATTTCTTCTCCTCGATAAGTTGATTTGCCGTTTTCGTACTTATAACCAGGGAAATATGGCAATACGCTTTCGGCCTCACCATGAGGTTCTTTCATCATCTCTGGAGCAGCATTAGATAAGAAATTATGAGTTTCGATATCTAAGTCAAGTACCGGTTCAGCAAGATTGCGATAATTAAACTTGTTCTGAGGTTTACGATTACCGCCAAATATAATTTTGGTTGTTAGAGTATTAGTCGTATCATTAACCGTCATTCCAGCTAAGTCAGCCAGAATTTGTCTTGCCGTCCAATCGGCAGATAGATGGTTAAATACAGCTTCGGTAGCTAATACGTCGTTGTCACAATACTCGGCAACCTTAATCCACATTTTTTCCGGTACAGGTTGATCCCAAGGTAAACCAAGTTCCTGGCGATGAATACCTAATTCGATTTCAAACTTTTTTAAGCTCTTTTTGTTTCCAGCCGATGCGAAATCATAAACGTCGGTATAAGACACATTGTAAGCCTCTCCGAAGAATGCTTTTTTATCACCACTAATAATTCGTCGTGATAGCTTATATAACTGTTCATTTGTATATCCCATCAATCTAGCGTATAGAATATGATTGTCGTACCTGCGACAGTTGAATCCAACAAGATTAAATCTCATTATCTCCTCAATTTCAGAGCTTGTAGGATTAATCATTCTTACGACCGGTTTACCTTCACCTTCGACTTTCCAGTTAACCAGAAATAAATTAGGAAAGACCTCCACGTCATAAAATATAAGTTTACTATCGTCTTTTTGTATTCCTAACGAACTTTCAGAGGATTTAAACTGCATCTTATTTGTGAGTTTAATGCAGTAATCAGCTTGATGTGTGCTACTTGCAGCAAAAGCCAATACCGCGTTACGCATATCAGTGACGTCGTATTTCAAGTCACTTGCGTAAGCATCTTCTAATATCTTGTAGATAAAATCGATACTTGGCTTAGTTCCAGGATGTATCTCTTTGTTGAGATTACGTTTTATCAAAGTCCTAAGCGCTTTCTCGCTTTTAATAGCTTCGAAATTAACCATCTTAACATCTCCTTTCAGTGGTAACCCAGAGCTAATATTAGCGATAGGTAAATTGTTGCACTTTGTAAGTTTCCTTCGGAGAGAGCTCTTACCAGTGAATACTTTTATTTCGATATGATCGTCATATACTCGACTGAGTTTTGTAGGATCGCCATTATAAATATAATGAAGATGAACTCCCTGTCCGCTTTTACTAAGCTCGGCATATGTAGAAGGCCATTTGCTGGCCTCCTCGACATTTCGTTCGAAGCATTTATTACCGTCTTTATCCGGAATATCAAAATCGATTACGATATGATTCTCCGGAACTTTAACGTAATGGATTTTAGTAGTATCTAAATCTGATAATTTCGTCGTGACGTTTTCCCATTTTTTAGATGGTGTTTCTTTCGACGTAGCATATTGAGCTGGATAATCTGCACACTCTTTATCAAATATAGATTCGATATTATCGAACTGAATAAGCTTTATTTTAGGTGTGTCCTTTTCCTCACTTTTTTCAGTGTCGAATTTATCTGTTCTAAAACCACTATAATAACTTCGAACTCTGGAACCGTCGTCGAGGTTAAATCTTTCATTATAGTCCCAGAAATAGTTTTTAAGCTCTTCTTTGAAATTGCGTTGAGAAAATGGGTAAGGAACTTTTGCATCATCGCAATATGTCTTGTACATTTCCCAAGCAGCTTTCAACGTAATTCCATCTTCGTTCTTAAATATGTGATACGAATCAATTATGAAATTGTAGAAATCGTTAGATGCGCCGAGCATAGTAGTTGGAATATAATCGTCATACTTACCTGGATCTTTTAAATATACTTCCTTACAATGATTAGCAATTGCTCCAAGTTCAAAGCTCACTTGTTTCATGGTAGTTTTATATTCCGTAGGACTTAATTTATTTCCTGAAGGAGAAACATCAATCAATCTTCGGATTAGACCAGATTTACCATCTGTAATCTTAACTGGTTTATTTGTTCCCATGAATAAGAAGCATTTAAAACGATTTGAATATGTCGATTTAAACTTCTCATTTACTGTCATAAGCTCATGAGAAACTAAACTGTTAAGTCTTGTGTTATCTTCGATCTTAGATAAATCACCATCATGCTGGATCGCTACAAGAGGATTGGTCTTAAATGCCTCTAAAGCAAAAGAGTTGCTCGATGAACCCAAAGCCTTTGCATCAAAGACTGAGTAATATCCATCGAACAACTGCTGTATGACATTTAATATAGTAGATTTACCTGTTCCGGCAGATCCATATAAAACCATGAATTTCTGTATATTTTTAGAATCCCCAGATACGATAGAACCGATAGCCCATTCAATTTTATGTCGCTCTTCCTCTGAATATAAAGTAGATATTAACTTATTCCAGGCTTTGGGCTCTCCAACTTCTAGTGGATAACTTAGTTTTTTACTCGCGTAATCTTTTTTATTGGTTTCGGTGTTGGAGAATATGAGAGTCTCATCAAGCATGTGAAAAGAATCTCGCATTTGCTTCTGGCAATATTTATGCCACTTATCGATCATCCCACTATCAGCGTCCCACATATGCAGAACCCTAACGTCGCCATCTATATCGTCACCATGTTCTTGCATATAATTTTCAAGCTCTTGATCGATAAGTCTCAGAGCGTCGCCTTCGTCGGTTGACCATAAACCGTATTCTTCAACCCAAATAGCGTAGAAGTCACCACCACGAATCATCAGATCTGCTGATTTTTTAATAATGAATTTAGGATATATCTCCACGATATCTTTCTTTGGTCTTCGCTTAGATATTTTCAAAAAATCAAGCATTACATTCGTTGTTCTCCTTTCTCGTCAAATAATAGTATCAAGATAATAACAAAGCTGATACCAGATTTCGACATCTCGCAAATCACGACAACAATGTTTGATTGTAAATAATCCGCCTTTACCATTAGGTTCATACTCTCGATTAAGAAACCTGTCGATGATTTCGTCGACTAATTCCCTATCAAATCGATCGTCAGTCATAGAACCTAAACCAAGATTCACTATCATACCCCAAAACCATTGACCAGTCCTATTACCTATAGTCGGGTCATCCATAATGTTTTCCTCGCAACGAATTGATAATGCAACCATCATTTCGAGGACACTACATGGACCGTCTAATATATCCAAGATTATTTCTTGTACATGATAATCATTTTGAGATTGAGCTAACGCGAATCGATATCTTAAATCTATTCCATCTTCGGCTCTGTTTTGATCTTTAGGTATCAAATATCTAAATTCGGTATCATGTAAACGCATCAAAAGTTTTTTATAAGAAATCTGTTTCGAATATCTTTTTCCGCATACTAAACCGAACAACCATTTGAAATATTCATTAATAATGTTTTCTCGTATCATTCGTCCTCCGCTAGATGCGGATTTTTATTTATGATGTCCGAGTATTTTCTTTCATCGAGAAGGATTTCGTAATAAGCTTTATATTTATCGTTTCTTACGAATACCGAGTCATCTTCCCATTCTCCGAAATGATCTAAAGATTCGATACCTACGACATCATCCACATCTTCTACAGGTTCATCCATATCGTCAGTTAATACTTTATCGGCGTAATAAGTAAGAGATATAGTATCGTATTCTAAAAGATCGCCAAATTCGTCTGGCGGAATTACATAAGGTTTCATATCGTCCACCTCCTTGTTATCATTTTTTATTTCATTAGCATAGTAACCGTAATGTTTGTTTATGAGTTCTTTGTAAAATTCTCTAGTAGGAAGACCGTCTTCTTCAAATTCTATTTCAGGATGCATCTCCTGTGCTGTTTTTTTAGCAGTCTCCGCATTTTCTTCGTGCTCTTCCTTTCTAGAAAATACCTCTTTGACGGAATCGATTTCTTCTTGAGCTATTCGCTCGTATTTAGTTTTTATCAATTTCCAAGTTACTGCCGAGCCGATAGCGGCCCCAGCAGCAAACATGAAAATATAACGTAACTTATTCTTCATCTGTGTCCTCCTCGTTCTTTATAGTTATGACCGTGAAAGCTAATCCCCCAAATAACATAGAAACGCTTAGTAATACACCTCCTACGAGATGTCTTTTACGTCTCGTGTTCATTATATAATCGAGCATGGATAAAGCGTATTCGATTCTATCCATACCATCCCCTCCTTCAGTTTAATTGTGAGATAACACAGCGATACCAGTTACGAAACAAATACCTGCCATGATAGCTAATGTGTAAGATATAACATTCAAATCTTTTTTCATTAGCAAATACCTCCTTTATCAGTCTTTCAAAGTGAACAAATAATAGTCAGCCGGAATATAAAACGTGTTTCCGATAGATATACCTTCTAACACATTCAGTTCTATCATCGTACGAATTGTTTCTATTCCAACATTTAACTTAACTGCGGCTTCTCTTTCGTTTAGAAAACCAATAAGTTTGTCATCTTGAAATACTGGTTCGTTTTCAAGGTCATTCTCTAAAATATAGATAATCAATTCTCTACCAGTCATTATCATCACCTCCCTCAAATGTGAGAGTAGTCGAGAATATCTTGCATATAGTTTCCGGACCCTATGCTATTTGGTCCAAGCATTCACATCTTATCCCAGATATTCCCGTCGACATTGAAGTCTAGTAGAATGCTTCTTTCATAACCGTTTACGAAATCTCTCTTAGCTTCGTTGTTTACGTCATAGATTCCGAAATCCACGAAATTATCACCTACAGGATTCTTTTCGTCGTAAATCCAACCAACAATCTGACCGGCTTTTGTTTTAGGAATACCAATCATCTCGTATACGTCATTCAAGAACAGAAAACCATTAGTTTGAAGTTTTTCGTTAGCGAAATTCTGCTGACGCTTGAGAAACGTCAAATTATACTCAGGATCTTTAGACCAACCTGGGCAAGCTTCGTCAAAGAATCTAGCATAATCGCTGTAAGTATTCGGATCTACTACACTTACAGTTTTCTTAACAATTTCTTCCTCGCCTTTTTCGTTGATAACTACTTCTTCAAACTCTTTGGCTTTGACATTGAATCTGAGCTCCTGGTCTAAAGCTTCTCCAAAACGTTCCACTACACGAGATCTATATTCTTTGAATCCTTTATCCACTGTTGCATAAGCAGCGGCCAAGGCGATATTTCTCTTGCGAAGAATGTTGTGAGATGTTAAGAAACATCCAACAGAAGCAACACCTAAAATAACCGAAGGCGCATATAACTTAGCGATTTTAACGCTAGTCTGTGTATAGACAATAACCTTATCTTTAGTAGCGTCTTCTTCAGAATATTTATCTGCGAAGTCTGGATTTGCTACTGTCTCGTTGATCTTTTCGATCGTATCGGTAGTTTCATCGAGAATGTCGCTAAGTTTGGTTGTAGCGACGCAAGCTGTGACCACAGTTGCTCCTACACCTACTACACCTACCACTGCTAAGATTTCAGGGCTGTGCTTTTTAATCTTGAAGCCTACTTTATGAAGACTTCTTGTGATGTTGTTTGATATTTTAGTTTTTTTCATGATTATTCATTCTCCTTTTCAAATAATTCTTCTTCCTCTTCTAATTCTTTAGGAACATTACACATAGTTAAAATTCCTAAAAACGACCCTATTCCAAAACCTGCAAAGCCAGTTGCAAGTACATACATCGTTCTATTGAATCCTCATTTACCAATAAAATAGGTTAATATCTTTTTATTTTCCATATCTACCTCCTCTGATAATTGATGCCGTAATTCCAACAAATCCTAAAACTATACATCCGCAAGCAAACATCAATGCTCTTTTTTCTAATTTTCCTATTTCCATCTTTATCCTCCTATTTAATATTTGATTTACTTACTTTCAAACTCCTCGTTGTTAATATACAAGACATGCTCTTCTTGTTCTTCGACTTTACTGATTAAATGTTCTAGATACCACGCTGCTTTACGTAAATCCTGTAAGCCGTTCTTAGACTTCCACCTACACATATATTTGATAATATTGCCTGTATCGGTTGCTTCGATGCCGTTAAGATTTGTTGTGAAAGCTTCAATAACATCGATAACCTCTAAACCAGATTCTGACTGGTAATGAGGTGGACGAGTCACCATTTCATCTTTAATTTCTCTAACTCTGTACATATTCTCTCCTTTCATTAATTTATAGGTAATGCCTTCGGTAACTTTAGTAAATATCCGTCTCTTACTCGTACGGCTTCTGAGTTTCGAATGTTAATCCATCCGTATTTATTGTCTGTGTAATTACAAGATTTACCTACAAGATCATATAGATCGGCAACAGTTGCTACACCGTATGTCTCAATAAGTTCATCCATTCTAGATAGAACTTCTTCCGCTTCTCCTCTAGTGTCCAAAATAAGATCGTCATATCCATAACCAGTTCTTGTTCGATTATCACGATATCTATCATCTCTTCGATCAGAATAATCACGGTATGACACATAACTGGAGTTTGAACGTTTCTTATTACTTCCGCTTTCACCATAAAGAATCATATCGATACCGTTAGTAACAATATCAGAAACAGCTTTTTTTAAAGCAGGAATCAATACATCGAGAACAACGTAAGATTTGATGTTCTTAGCATCTTCTGCGATAAAATCATCAGCAAATTTACGAATGCTGCTCTTTTTTCTTGTCTTAACGTTACCTTTGACGACTTTTTCTAATTTCTTTCTATCGTCAGAAGCACTGTTAAGGTCTTCTTTAAATTTGTGAGAGTTTGGTTTGAAATCAATTTCACTCATCTACGACATCTCCTTTACTTAAATAAATCTGCTAAACAATCGAAGAATAACTGTTCACCATCGTCCTGATGACTGTCATTTAATATGACTATTTCTCCTGGCAATCCGATACGTGTGTTTCGAGTTTTACAGTTTTCCTTCTTAAAACGATATGCTAAATTATTACGAGCTTTAATTTCTGATGGGGCATACGTAATCGCTGTCCATTTCCGAACAATAACTTTACCTAACTCGGTAACAGGTCCGGAATATAAATATTTGTGGTAGCTCATAAATATCCTTTCTAAAAAAGTAAAAGAGAGTACCCTGTTACGGATACTCCCATCTGATTTAATACTGCTACTTTTACTCTTTGTCTTTCGCCATGTCAATCACATTTGAATCGTAAATCGTGTCATCTGCTTCTTCAAATAACTTATCGGTTTTACGCTGTTCAACTTTGTCTTTAATCTTGCGTACGATTGGTTTTACTACATACTTGTGAGCTAATGCGCTCGCTGCATATACTACAACGCCTCCTACAACATTCTTAACTACATTGTTTCCAGACTTAGTAACCTCAGTCATTACTGCTTCTACAGGTTCCTCTACGCTTTCTAACATTTCATTGATTTCCATTGTTATTTCTCCTTTCAATGTAAAAGTTGTTAAGTGTTATCTCATAATAGCGTTTGTAAATTTCGCGCTAAATTACACAAACCTCGAAAAGTCATATCGAGGAGCAATACAATAATCGACCACAATACACGGAGTCCCATCATCCGCTATCTGGGAACTGAAATCTAGTTCAATCATACCCTTGTCAATATCCCATCCGAGATCGTCACTAATGGCGGTATGATCTAAACCTAGTTCGTCATAAAACTCGCTTAATGATACATACATATCTCCGCTTAACATTCTTTTATTAAGATCGTTTTCAGCTTTCTTAATACGCTCAATGTCCGATTTGAAATATCTACCTGATATAGTGTCATAACATAAAGTATCTCCTCTTTTTGTTATGATGACTTCGCTCTTACTAACCGGCTTTTTATCGATTCGCTCCTTACTGACCTTATCTCTTATGGATTGTTCTTTCTTTTCTCCGACAGTCTCAACTACTTTATCTCTATATTCGGACAAAGCTGTCTCCGAAATCTTGTAAGCTGTTGCTAATGCTGCGTTACGTCTTGTGTTTACGGAACTTGATCCAAGAAGGCAAGCTATTGAAAATACGCATGTTGTAGTGGCCGGAATATAGCATTTCCAACATATTTTAATTTTCTCAGGCACACTTAATTCTTCACGCCTATCGCGTTGCTCTTTTTCGATTAACATAAGAGCTTTAGGCGTAGCCTTTACAGCAAGTACGGTTGTCGTAAGCATACCTGTAATCCCGATACCCATAAGAATCTCGGGACTTCGTTTTGATACAAACGCACGAGTGCTTTCGACAAGTTTTGGTAGTTTAGGTTTGTTCATTTTTCTTCTCCTTTCAACGCAAAAATAAAAGAGTCCCATATTAGGACTCTCCCATTTGTTCAGTTATTTGTTTTTTAATGCATTTTCAACGGCTTTACTTACTTCTTCAGCAATTTTGATTTCCATCTGTTTATTGCCAATCCATTCGTTAGTAAGGGTTACACCCACACCAACTACAGTAGTTGCAATACCAATAATTTTCATCATTTTTGTGTTCATAGTAATCGTCTCCTTTTCATTATAAAAACTGAATACACTTCTTCATAAAGTAGCATGTAATTTTCGCGAGTTTAGTAATTTTCGAAGTCAACGTTTGGTTCTGTATAATTAATGATGAAGCATTCTAAGCCATCTTCCATTTCTACTTTTTCATGATAGAAATTAATCCAAGAACTCCAATACATTTCAAACATTTGAGCTGAAGACCAACCTACAAATTCACCATAATCCACTGTTGGAATCTCTAATAATTCATAGAGTTCGTTTAAACTAACGTAACAATCTTCTGATAACATTTTATTAATCTTATATTCGGCCATTAATACAGTTTCGTTAGTTGCTCTGAAGTATCTATTGGAATATGGATCATAGAATAATTGTTTACCGTCATCTTCTTCTAGATCTTCATCATAATGATCTTTAGCTATTTCGTTTCTAATTTCTTGCTCTGCTTCTTTACCGTGTAATTCCTCTACTTTTTTTCTATACTCTTTATAAGAATTATCAAGTACAGCATAAGCGCTTATAAGAGCCGCCTGTTTGCGTTTATTCAAATAGTTAGCTCCAAATATACAAGCCATTGTCGATACTCCTATCAATACGGATGGAATATAAGCAGGGCCTGCTACTTGAACAATTTCTAATTTTGTAAGTGTTTCTCCTTTCTCTTCCTCGGCCTTGTCCAATAACGATAACGCTTTTGGCGTAGCCTTTACCGCAGTGACAGAAGTTACTATTACTCCTCCTGCTCCGACAAACGTAAGGATAGTTGATGAATTTCGTTTTAAAAATCGCTTCGAGCTTTTTAATAAGTTGTTCATGTAAAACATCTCCCTTTTCTTTTTGTGAAAAATTAAAAAGAATAGGCTAAAGGGACCATCGAAGTCCTTTAGCGGCGGAGACATCTAAGTCTCTACATTCGTGTCACACCACTTCTATCCTTTCATAATACCCCTTGTAAATTTCGCGAATAAAAAGAATAGGAGTCCAAGTTTCCTCAGACTCCAGCCTTTTATTTAATCCAATTTTCTTTAGCGAATAATAACGGTACTCCTAAAAGCAACATTAATACTAATGCAGTACAATCTCCTTTAGATATAATTGCTGCAACACCCCCAATAGTAAACATACTTACTGCTATAAGTTTATTCTTGTAGGTTTCACCAAAATATCTTTTGAATCTGTCCTTTAAGTCATTAAATGCCTTTTTCATAATCGTTACCTTCCTTTCATAAAGTAGGATGTAATCGTCGCGAAAAAAAAAAAAAGAGAAGTCTATGTAAGACCTCTCTTGCTAAGATATATCAATCTTCTTTTTCATCTTCGATTCTAATTAAATAAACATTATTTTTTCTTTGTATGCACATTATACCGTGAAGATTATAATTTTTTATAGATCTGCTTAAAGCAGCGGCACATGATGTTGGACTATTATGAGTATATCCCTCAACTTTAGCGCATCCCATTCTGCTTTCAATAAACTGCTCTAATAATAACAAATTATTACTTTTCTTATATAATGATCTTTCTTTCAATACTTCGTTCCTGTTTACTTTAACTAATTTCATATCGAACTCCTTTCGATTCTCAAATATACCTTTCATAATATAAATTGTAAAAATATCGAAAATATAAAGTTTTTCACAGGACCTACGGTATTACCGACCTCAAAAAAATCGCTTAGAACGCAAAATAGAGCCTCGTTTTTTCGGCGATTTTATATATTTTTGCGGTCAAATACGGTTTCCCATCGTTTTCGCTCTAAAGGCTTCATTTTAAGTGCCCACATTATTTGTCTAATCGTAACAGTTGGATACAGCCCGTCTTTACACGTACCAGAACGAATATCGAAGAACGCTTTGAAACCTGGATGTAAATATATATCATCGGTTAACCATGGATCTATCCAACTCCACCAAGTAGCTTTTGTGTCAGGATCAAATCGTTGTTGTATGACCGCTAATCCTTTTTCTCCTATTTGGAAAAGAGTACATTCGTTATAAATAGGATGGCTGCAATTATATGTAGTACCATACATAGACAAATAAATAGATGGTTTCTCATAGTGATATCTCATAAACAACCTCGTCTGTAAAAATAAAAGAAAGAGCCCTTGTTAGAGCTCATTCATAATAGTATTACATTCTTACTTCTTAGGAAGTAATTTGTTAATGAAACCTCTTCCCATTATCGTCGTGATTGTTCCTTCCTTTTCGAATTCAATAGTCTTTATCGTTCCCCAAATCGTAACCATTGTAGGTATAACGATACCGGCTACAGCTATGCCATTTCTAACAAATCGATCTTTTCGTTCCTCTTCCATCTGTTTCAGTTTTAAGTCATTGTCGTTTTCTCGACTTTCAACTTTTTCCTGAACTTCAATGTTGAGTTTGTCCATTTCGATTGCTTTGTCTACAAGCTTAGTCAGTCCGTCAACCGTAACTTTGTACTTTTCAGAACCCAATTCAATCTTTTTCAATTCTTCAAGTTCGGATTTAATCTCATCGTGTAATAACGTTTCGATTTTCATTTAAGTTTCCTCCTTTTGATTTCTAAGAATTAATACCCTTCATACCATAACAAGTTATTCACGCGTATTATCGATTTTGAAAGTTACATAACGAGCCGACTTTATTTTAGAAAATGATTCTTCATCGTTAAATTCTACATACATCTTATTATCTTTTGTAAGAACAATTTTCCCTATAGTTTTCGGTTTGCTAAAATACACGTATATCAAATGATATACACCCATCAACACGAATAATATGCTTGGTAATAAAACTTCCATTTACTCCTCCTTTCTAAAATGTTTTTCAAAAAATCCCACCCGGGGAATTTTTCACTTTACAAAAATATCATCGTTTGTTGTCACCTGCGTACGGAAAATATAAGTCGGTTAATCTAGATTAAGAAAAATATCTAACCTAGAATAAAAAAGAAAGAGCCATTGCTGGCCCTAATCTTCAGAACTAATTTGTTTCATGATTTTCTTGAACTCTTCACTATCAAGTTTTATGTCTACGTTCGTGCTGATATTTGTTTCTCCATCAATCATGCTAATATCTAATTCATTAAGCTGAATATCTATTTTGCATCCATACTTTTTCTTTATAGATCTAGCGATTAATTTTGAAACGATACCTCTCATAAATTTAGTAGATAATTTAACTTTCATTTCGTCCATGTTAACCTCCTCTTTCTATATTAGTATTCATAAAGGAGAATGTTTTAATCGCGAAAAAAGAAAGAGCCCTTGTTAGGACTCCTCTTATTGTTATTCTTCGGATTCTTTCTCCTCTCTTTCTATTACTCCATTTGCAATTGCTTTTATAACTTTGTACTTCATCTCATAAAATCCGATTAAGTACCCAGCTACACCAATTACCGCATATTTGACATATTTTTTCATTTTAAATCCTCCTTTAGAATATCTTTCATAAAGTGGGATGTAATTTTCGCGAAAAAAAAAGAATAAGAGTCCCATATCAGGACTCAAATTCAATGAATACAATTCCTCCAACAACATAAACGCTAGTGTTATTCATATTCGCTTTTAACATATTAGCTACTTTATGCACTGGTAATTTACTTGTAAATCCGTAGAAAACCAGATCATCCTTGGTATACACATGTCCTACTGAATTTTTCACTTCAATATCAACTGTGTATTTACCAAGACAATCCATTGCTCCTAATTTTTTTACAACATCGTTTTTGTTCGCACATAAAGTAATTTTATACTTCTTGTTAAACATAATAATCTCCTCCATTTTGTTGTTTTCTCATAATACACCTTGTAAATTTAGCGAAAAAAAAGAGCCCTTGTTAGGACTGAAAATTGTAAATTTTATCTATTTATTATAAACTCTTAAATCAATCCCGCATCTTATTTAATAACCAAAAGAAGCGTCTGTATCTGTCGTAGTAAGTATCTCTACTGCAAGGAATATCTAGTTTTGATTTCAAGTATGTGTAAGACATTCCTTCAGTAACCGCCTTCAAAATATAAATGTATAAATCTTTATCCGCCTCCATTGCCGCGCTTTCTACTGTTTTTATTCGCTCTGCATAATACGCTTTTCTTATTGCGTATGTTGCCGTTAAATCTGCTGGTACATTACTTGACGGAAACCGATCCATCAATGTGGTTGTTACGCCTAATTCATTCAAAGCAGCATAAGTTTTCTTCCACGACGAATACTGTAAACAGAAATGCTTTAATTCGTAATACCTATGTCGATCAATCCAATACTTATTTTTGGTTGATAATTCTGGGCGAATCGGTGTTGCCATTTTGATTTTTCTCCTTCATTTTATTCTTCCTGCATTTATCTGCTTTTTTAAGAAATTTAATAGTGGCCTCTTCCAACTCCTCTCGATTAACTTCTCCTCTAATATAAATAATTGCGTTCTTGTGTATATACCGCTCCACAGCTATCTACTCCGTGTTAGAAATATATCCAACGCTTCTAAGTTAGTTAATCCTAGAACTTCTTTTAACTTAGCTGCTTCATTTACAGTGAATGTATCGAAGCCATTTAGTTTACGATAAAAAGAAGACCTATGAATATCGATCAAATCAGCAGTCTTAGCTACATTTAATCCCTTTTCGAATATCTTACCTTTCAATTTATTCGCATTCATGCATATCACCTCTCGCTGTATTTGTCGCTCATCTGCAACAACACGAGAATATCACCGACTTACTTTTTATGTCAATAACTTTTTCGCATAAAGTGAAAACGATTTATTCTAGAATACAATTTATTTGCATATGTGCGATTCATCATGTATTATGGGGTTTATTAGGAGGTTGTTTAATGACAATAGGATAAAAAATAAAAGAGCCTGTCATAGTGACGGGCCCTCTTTTTAGTTTTATGCTATAAAATCATTATCCACTTGACACTTATGATAAACTTTCTTTATGTATTCCATGTCCGTGTCAATTTTTCCATTAGTCTCGTTTCTACGTTCTAAAATCTCGTGATACTTATCGTATATTTCAAAAATATGACCAAACTCTTCGTGGGAATGCAAAGACTTATTTCGACAACTATTTGCAAAGATCAAGATCTCATATCGTATTCGATCACGTTCATTTTCGTCTATGCGATTACTGTTAACGATTAGTTCTTCTGACAACTTATCAACTTTTTTAGACAAATCGGCGTTTATCTTATTACCTACGGCCGCTAAAATGTACGACCAAGGATTGACTTTGATCGGGGCAATTTCGATAATAAGAAAAACAATAGCAGTTACACCAATACCACCACCAAGTATTTGCCCGATTGTCATTTCTGCAATATGCATTATAAGGGCTCCTTAGATGTTTTTTATTGACTTGCTTCACATACCAATTGGTTTATAACAAGCGATTGTGTAGTTGTATCATAGCTATAATCCATTAAAACCGTATGAGTATGGTCCGCTTCGGCTTTACTGTTTAAAAGAGTTTTGATTTTCTGATAGCCATAATTAATTACCTCCAAACATTTGATCGATTTCTTCATTAGTTATACTGTCGATCTCATCGACATTTCCAGTTCCACCGGTAATTTCGATATTACCGTTTTCATCAGGCTTGTTACCGTTAATAGTTAAAACTGATACTTCCGCCTTAGATAAGGCCTTATCGATTTCTTCGGATGTGAACTTGGACACATAAACTTTTGTTGCCATAAAAATCACCTACCGTTAAGTTTCTGTGTAAGTTCCGTCAATCATTTCATCAACCTCCTTGATATGGGCCCAGGTATAGGTTATTTGAAAACGTATATTTCGGATTTTACATAAACATCACCTCTTTTCTATGATTCGACTGCGAACAACACAAGGTCGTCATCAGTCTGAGGTGTATTTTCATCGAGATTTAATAAGTCTTCGACTTTTTTTAAAGTCTCGGTGATTTCAGTTTTGCTTGAGGTAAATTCACCTTCATAAACCAACTTACCGTTTACGGTAATTTTATAACGAGTGCTCATTGTTACTCCTCCTTCTCCGGTACATTTTCTTCAGAAGACTTTTTAAGATTTATAAGTTCGCCGTTAAGTTTGCGAAGTCTAACTCTTACCATAGCAACAACTTCTACAGCATCACCTTGAACGGGTATAGATGATACAAGATTATATATATCACTAACTTCTTTTAAAACATCATCCACAGCCATCCTCCTTTACAAAGTATCTATCAGACTATTTAGTTTTGACATAAGAGTTGTAAAATAACTTCCGTAGATTATATCTCCTTTACTAACTTCCGAGATACCAGTGGAATATAAAGCTCCAATATTAAATCTTAAGGAGTTAAATCTTGTAGCCGTAATTTCCTTGTCAGAACTGGTCATACGTGTTGCAGAATATGAAGCATAATTTGAGCTCCACGAATATCCGGCATATTCTCTAACCTCTAACACTTTCGCACACATATCATTCCATACGTAATATGAGAAATCAGTGGTATAACCGTTACTGGTTACTGCCGTATATGCATTCCTTGTCATGACAGTTGTAGCTTCTCCGTTAGAGGATGTCCATGACCAATAATCAGGTAGTGGAACTGATTCTTCATCAGTAGTGAAATATTCAGCACCAAGCCAAGTGAAACTAGTATCCCATGTTCCGTATTGTACGTTTACAATGTAATCAGTACCAGAGTCTAATCCGTAGAACGTCTTAGTCATAGTAGAACTGGTAGCAGTATACCTCTCATCTACTGTAGTGTCCGATGAATCAGATTCTAAACGGATAAAGAATCGAACTGTATAACCAGTAGTCAAACCAGTAGCTCGAATGGTTACAGACGATTCCGTATAACTTGAAATAGAATATGAAGCCATAAAATATCACCTACCCAAATGTAGCTGATAGACCTAAAACTTCACATTCATTGAAATCTACAGTCCCGTTAAAATATGTATGTGTAAAATCCCAATAAACTAACGCACCATCTGGCGAACCGATATTTATGTTCGGTGCAGTACCAGCATAATATCTTACTTCGAAGAAATGATATTGCGAATTGTTATAATAACCATACAAATTTAATGATCCAGAACCTGATGTTTCAGCGAAAATATTAAAGTCGTTACCATAAAAAGTACCAGCAATAATATTAGGAGATTGGATCTCAGTTTCGGATATATACGTACTATGTATATAACTTGGTAATATAGCATCTTCTCCCGGATCGCCTTTTGCACCGTCAGTACCTCTGAACTGATATGGTTCTCCCCAGGTCATTCCTCCGTCAGTCGAATCTCTCCTAAATTTATCAACCGAAGACATAATATCATGCCAACCAGATTTACCATCTATGGAGAATTGATATCTTGGAGCAGCATTTTCTATAGTAGTTTGTGTTTCTTCATCCAAGTCCTCGAATGTGATAGCTCCGGTTAAGTTGAGGTATTGAGCTTCAATTTTTCCGGTCTTAATACATCCGCCGTTAATGGTTGTTGTCCCATTTGCCAAACTTTCAAATGACACAAGACCTTTCATATGAATGCCCATTTCATCTACAGTGATACTACTAGCAGCGGGATCGCTTAAGTTACCCGTAACTGTTGCGGTATGGTTTTTAAGAGACACTATTACTCTATCTCCATCAGAAACTTTAACTGTGGATTTAACAGGAGTTAATGCATCAGCGCCATCAATTTTAACGTAAAGCTGATCTTCAAGTTGCGATATCTCTCCGTAGACAGTTGCTTCACCACTTGATAGCGGTTTATCGTTAGTTATCTCAGCAAATGATTTTACTAAACTATTTGATAGATCCATAAGATCACCTCCATAATTTAGTAGTATACACGGCAGTCTCTTCCACAGGACAACCGGTTTCACATTTTATAGATTGAGATATAACTTTGGCTTTAATGTTAGAAATTCCTGATCGTTTGTAATTAAGAGTTACGCAATCCCCTATTCGCACTGGACAATAACTGTGTTTATACGTAATAGTATGTTCAAGACAAGATAAGTTACGTAACAATTGTGTAGCGTAATTATCAATATATTCCTGAGAAGGAACACCTGCAAAATTAGGGTTGTTTTCTCTATATACAACTTCGCGACCTCTACTAACCGTGGATACTGGACTGTTTTCATCGTCGTTAACTATGCGAGAAAACATGTAACCAACGCCTGTAGAATATACAACTTCTACAACATTCGGTATACCGTAGAGGTCACGTTCATTGGTTATGTCAGGATATAAAATCGAACTGTTATCGTCATTATATGTCCATACAGATCTTAGTGATGCTGTATCCTGTTCCGGCTCAAATATAACTCTACCTAATTCGTCAAGACCGAATCTGTATTTAGCGTTAAATATCAAGTCGGTTAAAAATGACAACCATGTATCGTCAAGATTAGAAACAAAATCTGAAGGAAGCTCAGTATCGACAGTAATAGGAACAACTGGAGCTCTCATGTTTTCTCGACATAAATTAGCTGCCACTCCCATAGTATTAGATTTTTCTAATATAGAATAACCGATAGGAGGAACTGTGCTTTTAAGTTCGATTAACGGAGTGTACGCATCCATAGACATCGACTTTTTCTTACCATCAAATCTTATGGACGGAGTCTGGACGAGCACCGTACCAAGAGGAATCTTTTCTATGTATCCATTTTGATTTACAACAAGATATGCTCTGATATAGCATTCGTCCATGACTTCGTTACAATTAATTGTGGCCGAGCCAAGAGTACTCGACGATAGATCTCTATTTATTGTACATTCAGTTATCGTATCGATGAGTCTTTGGTCCTTCCAAGTAGCAGGATCTACTAAATAAAATTCGAAAGTTTGCTGCATAGAGGATGTCCAATCTATCATTACATACCTCCTTCAACACGAGTAACTTCTAACGTCACAGGAACAGTTAATGAGAGATGTTTTATTGGCATTCCGACTTTAACATGAGCCCAATATCCTGTTCCTGATGGTTCGCGAACATATACGTCACCCCTCCAGGCTGCTAAACGACGCAAAGCATAAATCGTTTCAACATCCTGTTTATCTATATCAGTAGACCACGTAGCAGTTTCACCACGTTGTGTCCCGTAATAACTAACAGGATGTTCTCGACCGATATATTCGATAAGAGATACATCTGGATCATACTTTTCAGTAATATCCACGTTATAAGGAAGCCGTATCATAGATCCGGACCAAGGAAAGTTTTCAGATCCGTCTTCATTCAAATAATTAAACTCGGACCATATTTCGTCCCATTGAATAACAATAGATGGCTCTTTAACCGGGTAGCCGGGAATATCCTCATAGTTCACGTTACCGGTAGCCTCGTTTCTTGCTACTATACGATATCTGGCATAATCTAAAGATGGATGTGGATCTGTAACAGTATCCACTCCAGAATTACTTATATTAGTACCTATCTCTGTGAATCGTCCGTTAGCTTCCCTTCTGTATACAGATAAAGTAACTCCGTCTACAAGATCTCCGTTATATCCTATACAAATAGGTGTAATATAAGCACAAAGTGAACCGTAGTCTATCGATACTCCAGCATCAGGATAATATTCATAGACTTCCCACTTTACAGTAAATTTTGTAGTTGCTTCTGCGGTAAGACCAGAATTCATAGACACTATAACTTTCAACGTGTATGTCTGATCGTTTTTTAGCATTAAGTCTCCAGCCGACAAAGATAGAGCAAAATTTCTATCAGAGCTATTGAATACTTTAGAATATATTTCAGATCCAGCAGATACTATGATAGGATTTCCGATAACATCCTCGGACTCATATGTTGTATCAGATATAATTGTTACGTTATAGCTAATAGGCGTCTGACTTGCCGGCCAAGCGGAAGTTGAAATATCAATAGGTAACGTGTTAATTACACCGTCATCAGCAGATATAGATAAAGATAAAGCTGGAGGAGCATATAAATTAATGGTTCTCTGTACAGACCAAGGACCATATTCGTCAAGAATACCTTTAGTACGAACTGACCATAATATTTCGGCTCCTTCATCATAATTTAACGAATCGAAAGAATACTGATATATAGGTTCATCTTGTTCCTCATCTGTAACAGTGCCATCGACTGTGATAATACGCTCGTCTCCGTTCACAATTAACTTTATCTCCGATTCAGTCATATGAGATCCGTCTTCGCAATTATGAACCCAATATAAATAAATTAACTCGCCTACTATAACAGTAGTTGTTAACGACCAAGTTGTAGGAGCTTCTGGAGGAGTGCCTATCACTGTGGATACGACATTACTCCAACCAGAATTTCCGTTTTCATTGACAGCCCTTACTCTAAAGAACCATTCCTTACCTGTTTCCAACCCTGTTACATAAGCTGTGGTATCTGTTACAGTTAACGAATGAGGTTCTGACGAACTATCGAAATACGATTCACTTGTAGCGTATTCTACTTCGTAACTTGTAGCACTATCAGACGCATCCCATGATACTCTGACAGATGATCTACTTGCAGCTCTACAAGTAACGTTAGTTACTGAATCAGGAACCGTTGATTCTTCACTTGAGAAAGGAGACCATTCGCCATATAAATAATCATAAGCTGTAGCATTAACTGTTCTACATCTTACACGATATTTATGTCCAGCGAATACTTTACAAACATAAACCGCTCGTTGAGTTTTAACAGGAACCCATGCTTTTGTATAAGGAGAATCACCGCTATAAACCTCGAACTCTATATAATCTGCTTTAGGATCATCAATGTTTTCTACAGTTGCTGTTAGAACGTATTTATCTATTTTGACTGTAGGAGCCGAAGACAATTCAGAAGGCGGCATAGAGTTGATATAGTATTGCGATGTCACAGCAGTACCAGTCCAGTAGTTCCTATCAACTTCGTTATCGCCAACCTTGACTTTGTAAGTTTTGGACACTGGCTTTACTGAAATCTTTACTATGGTCGCGTTATCTGGCGGACTATATAGTGAGTTTTTTTCTGTGGTATCTGAAGTTCCGTCTGTGAACCAAATAGGAGTTCCACTCTGGTCTTTATTACCTGTACTGTAACTCCATTTCACTTCGAAATGATCTAAAGTTCCACCTGTAGTGGAAGAAGTAGAAGTCGAAGTAGAAGTAGAATTGGAAGAAGATACCGCAGTCAAGTATTTAGTATTAACCGGACTGTTAATGTTGTAAATTCCATCAACACTCTTACCGAGTACAGCTCTATCTCCCTTTATTTGGCTTACATACCATCTTCGACTCTGTACCCAGCTAGGCATACTAGCGCCGTTATAATATGTCGCACCAGATTTAATTGATACGATACTTCCTGTTTTTATAACACCACCAGTACCTCCAGTACCACCTGAACTGCCTGAACTTCCAGAAGGGGCTGTGAAACTCCAACTGGCGTATAATCTACTGGCACCACTTTGTACATCAATCCTAAGATTACTTACCTGAGCCATTCTTACACCCTCCTTTCCATTTTAGCTGCTCTAACCAGAGTCTTAATCGCATCAGCAACATTGCTTCCGTCATCGTATGTAATGCCTTCTATTACATATGACGAACGATCGATACCACTTAGATCTTTGCGGAGCTTATTGATAGCATAGACAACATCATCGTTAACTCCATTTTGATTCCTATTCATGCTTGAACTGATAGATTTTACGTTAGCCATCACGCCTATAGATGGAGTCATATCAAGCATACCGTTTAAAGTAGAAGTTCCTTTTGAAACGTCACTTAAATCGAGAACAGGCCTTATAGTAGGTCTAGCATCTATTCCGTTTTCAACCATTCTGGTTATTTTAGAAACAGAATCTGAAATCGAACTAGTAGCAGTATCACCCATATCATAACCGGCATCATAAACAGCAGAACCCATCTTTTTAATACCGATTATCAAACCTTCACCTAACCATTTACCATTCTGTATAGTTAGTTTTGATGGTGAATTAGATTTCTGACCATCTTTTTCACCTTGTGCTGCTTTCTGACCTAATTTATAGCCAGCGTTATATGCAGCTTGGTATTTGGATTTGATACCTTCTACTAATCCGGAACCTAAATATTTACCAGCAGATGTAAATTGTGAATAGTTACTTCTAATAGCCCCAGCAGCTCCAGAAGCAAGAGTTTTAAATGCCGAAGTTACCCCTGATCTTCTGCCTTTTACAGTTTTTTCTAATCCATCAACTAATGATTTAGCGGCCGAATTTATCTGATTCTTATAAGACTTAATAGCTTTTGTTGCTCCAGAAAAAGCCGTCTTCATAGCGTTACTTATAGACGATTTATTAGAACTTATCGTTTTGTTTATAGAGGTCATCGTATTTTTAACTGATGCCACCGCTGACGACAGTCCTTTAGTATCAACGCTAATATCAGACACTTTAATATTGTTTAACGAATTAGCCGCTTTTACAAATTTTCCGACATTACTAACGTTAGTATTGTTAACGCTTTTTATAGCATTAATAATTTTGTTGATTGATGATACAGCAGTAGAAACTCCGTATGTATCGATTGATGATAATTTCGAAGCGCAAGAATTTATGTTTTTAGCGAAAGTGACTAACGAATCTCCATTAGAAACGTTTATGTTTCCAAATTTCTTAAACGCATTACTGAGGGTATTAAGTGGTTCAGCTATAGCCTGAACCTTTAAACTATCTAAAAGCGAGAATTCCTTTACGCCATTAGCTACTCTCTTTAGACTATCTTCCAAACCTTCTGGTACAGTAACTCCAGCCCACTTCTTAACAGAGTCGGCTAATTTACCAAGAGGTCCGTCTATAGCACTAATAGACCATCCACCTGCGAAAGCGAAACTAAATGCTTTTATTCCGTTAGCAAGACTTTTAAGACCAGGTTCTAATTGCTCTGAGACGACAACTCCAGACCATTTTTTAACTGAGTCAGCCAATTGACCAAGAGGTTCTGTGATTGTGCTTAAAGACCATCCACCGACAAACGCGAAAGTGAATGCCTTAATACCATTAGCAAGGCTTGTGAGATTTGCTTGTAAAGTAGGAGGGACAATTACGCCCGCCCACTTTTTAACCGAGTCGGCCATTTGACCGACAGCAGGAGCAGATTCAGCAAGAGCACTCGCACCGAAACCACTAAAAGTAAACTCTAAAAGAGCATCAGCAAGAGCAGCTAAATTTTCGGTTAAACCTTCTGGTATAGTAACGCCAACCCATTTTTTAACGGAATCAGCTAACGCACCTAAAGGTTCTGCTACAGTAGCTATGGAAAGAGACCCAAGAATTGAGAACGTGTTTGCCAATCCTCCGAGGGCCAAACTACCGAAAGCAGAGTTCATAGCCGTTAGACCATTAGAAACAGTTTCAAAGTCTATAGTTCCGAAATTTTTAAGAGCATCGGCTAATTCATCAAGAGGTTGTACTATTGCGCTTATAGAAAGAGCGCCTAAACCGGATAAGGTGTTTAATAAACCACCAAGAGCAACTTCGCCAAGAGCACCGCCCATGGCAGCAAGACCTCTTCCGATTTCATCCCATTCCATAGAGCCGAACTTGATAAGTGCATCAGCGATTTGTCCAAGGCCTTGAGCTGCTAACGTTATAGTCCCCGCTCCGACAAGTCCAGCGATGTTTGTTAAATATCCAAGAGCCCCACTAACTACGCCTAATTCGACTAAGGCGCCGCCCATAGCGACTAAGCCTCTACCTATTTCTCCCCAGGACATAGTGCCAAATTTCACAAGAGCATCAGCAAGTTTACCAAGTCCTTGAACGCCGAGTAATATAGTACCAGAACCAATAAGTCCGGATAAACCAGCTAATCTACCGAGAAGACCGCTGACGACAGCTAGTTCGGTAAGAGCTCCGCCCATTCCGACGAGTCCTCTTGCTACTTCGCCCCATTCCATATCACCGAACTTAATGAGAGCATTCGCAAGTTTATCAAGACCCTGAACACCAAGAACGATTGATCCAGCTCCAATGAGTCCCGATAAACCTCCTAACTTACCGAGAAGACCACTTACTATTCCTAACTCAGCTAAGGCTCCTCCCATTCCAGAGAGTCCTCTTGCTATTTCGCCCCAGACTAAAGAACCGATGTTTTTTAAACTAGCGGCAATTTCATCAAGAGATTTTACAGCAAGTACAATAGATCCAGAACCAATAAGACCTGATATACCGGCTAACTTACCGAGTACACCACTTACAACACTTACTTCGGCTAAGGCTCCTCCCATTCCGGTAAGTCCTTTTCCGATCTGGTCCCAATCCATAGATCCAATTCGTTTGAGGTTTTCCGAGATTTCGTCAAGTGAATCTACGGCAATCACAAGAGACGCTGCCCCAGCAATACCTGAGATTCCAGATAACTTACCTAGTACCCCGGTAACAACTCCAAGCTCAATAAGAGCTCCGCCCATGGCAGTTAGACCTCTAGCTATATCACCCCAAGACATATCGCCGAGTCGTTTAAGGTTTTCGGATATTTCATCAAGGGATTTTGAAGCTATTAGTACAGCGATGCCTCCGAGAATAGCTTTACTGCCACCTACTTTACTGAGAATCGAAAGAACGCCTGTAAATTCGGCAAGAGCACCACCCATAGCGGTAAGACCTCTTGCGATTTCTTTCCAAGACATTCCTCCGAACTTAACAAGTGATCCAGCAAGCATTTCGCAAGCTTTAGCGAGAGCAATAATAGAAATACTTGTTCTAAGTGTGATATTTCCATTCTTGCCTATAATCGATATGGCTTTCGATAAAGCAAATATAGAAGTACCTATGGTAACAAGACCTTTTGCTATATCTTTCCAAGATAAACCATCAAGTTTAACCATCGCTGAAGCTAAAATATCGACAGCTTTAGCGACAGCCATCATAGCTATTGCGCCTCTTATAGCTCCTTTAGCCTGAAATTGTACGAGCGTTTTAGATAATCGTATGAATCCGGAATTCAAAGCAGCTATCATAAGGCGAATCGCAATAAGACCTTTGGCTATATCAGTTGCGTCAATTTTAGATAGCTTTTCTAACGCGGAAGTTAATAAAGTAATAGCAACAGCGATTCCTACGAAAGAAGCAACCTTGATTCCTTCAGTGAAAGCTTGTAATGAGCCGTTTATGGATTCAAGAATATCTCGGAATTTAGTAGAAGATTCACCGGTTATTCCTCCGATTATATCTCGTATTTTTCCTACTACATCACCAAGCTTGCCTGCTAGACCCGATATCTTTTTGGCGACTAAGAATATACCGCCTCCGGCTAATCCTGCGAATATGTCACCAATGGATATATTCTCTCTTATCCAGTTAACGGCGCCGCTTAAAGCCCCACTTATTTTGCTAAAAACATTAGAAACAATCTCACCAAGACGACCGAAGAAATCACCTAGATCGCTGACTCCGCCCATCACAGAGGATATAGCACCAGATATTCCATCTAAAACTAGAGATATACCATCTCCGATGACAGAAAATACTTTACCAGCTTTAATACCTTCGTTAAGTTTGATGAAAAATGTTCCGAAAGCAGCAGTAATGCTTAGTATCGCATCACCTATTGAAGAAACGCCGCTTCCTGTTAGAAAGTTAACAAGCGGTTCTAATACTGCGGTAATAGCTTGTTTACCGATATCGAGAATAGAAAATAAACCTTTAAACGTAGTTTTAAGCTTCTCGCTTTGCTCTTTACTAAGTCCAAGGTTTTCGGTAAATTCTTTAAGTCGTACTGTTATATTGTATAACTGCTCTCCTGTCATAGCAGGAAATATATCTCTGAATGCATCTTTAATGGGGTTCACTATACTCATTAAAGCTTTGCAGGAATTCCAAAGAGCTTGAATAATATTCTCTCTACCAGATGGTCTAAGAATCTTATCTACAAACTCGTCCATAGAAACAGACCCATCTTTTAATCCAGAATCTAATTTCTTTATTTGGTCTACCATATCAGAGGTATAGCCAGCAGCTTTAAGTTCTTCTTCGGACATACCGCTCATTTTTTCTTTAAGATTATGAACGGCATCAGAAAGGGTTTTAGAAGATATGGTTCCGTCTTTTAAGCCCTTTTTTAACGCATCGCTGAAATCATCCGAATCGGCGACCATTTTATCGAATGCATCTCCGTTTTTACGAGCTACTTCTTGTATAGAATCGATATAACCGGCTTCGTCGGCAATACCACTGTCTAATAACTGTTTCCAACCAGAGCTTAAACCCTCACCCAATAACTTATTTCTTAACTCTGCGGATTTTCCTATCACTCCGCCTATAGAGTTAGAAATTTCAGTCAATAATTCTTTGGCTTCACCAAAATCACCAATTAAAATCTCCCAAGATTGAGTCCATCCAGATTGAGCAGATTCTTTTAAAGTATCCCATAATTGGCTAAAAGTTTTTACTTGCGTAGCTGCTTCTTCGGCAGTTTTAGCCATCTGCATAATCTCTTTAGCTTGCGATTTTGTGAAGCCTTGCTGAATAAGATCCGCTTCGTCGTAAGCTCCAGAGAATTGTTTAAGTGTCTCAGTAAGTACTTTTGTAGTTAACCATTCACCTTCTGTGAGTGATTCCCTGAACGATCCATAAGTTTTAACAGCTTGTTTGGCACCTGTACCGAGAAGCTCGGACGTCCGTATTAATGCATCCTGAAATACTTTACCGCCCATTCCGGCGTTAACTACCGAGTTCCAGTCCATAAGTGAAACTTTACCAGCAGCTAATGCCTGGGAAAGTTGGTACATTGCAGTAGAAGCTTGCTGTGATGTTGAACCGGAGATAGCTGCTAAGTTAGCAATACCTTTAATGGATTCTACTGAAGTATTAAGATCTACCCCAGCGGCCGTAAATGTACCAATATTACGGGTCATTTCCGTAAAATTGTATATTGTCTTATCAGCATAAGTATTTAACTCATCTAAAGCTCTATTTACTTGCTGAAGATTCGTTCCTTCATGCTGAGTGTTTGCCAAAATTGTCTGAACCGCATTAATCTGAGTTTCATATTCCTGAAAACCAGTTTTAATAGGGTCGATGGTTAAAGCGGAAACGATTCTTTTACCTGCATTTACTGCTGAGTTCGTTATGTTAGAGATGGCGGTTATAGCTACGACTTGTAAAGATGAGAATTTAGCTTGTACTGATGATACAGCCGTGTCCATCCCTGACATATCGAAATTTTTAGCAGCAGCATTTATATCAGTCAAGCCTTTAGTAGCGCCTGTGAGATTGAGCTTCTGCTTAAGTTTATCGAGCGTCGACATGGTAGTTGCGGTGTTTCTTTCGAAATCTTTATTGTTAAACCGCATCTCAACGACTCGTTCTTCGATCGTTTTACTCATAGACTAGTAACCTCCTTCCACGCCTCATCCGCAAGTTTATCGAAAATAGGCTGGATAGCAGGGTTAATGTAATCTCTACCCTGCACCCAACCACCGTTTCTAGTTCCATGACCATACTGTAATATGATAGCGATTGGAACTCCTTTGTTAATATGTGAATTTGAGAATACTATGGACGCTGATTCTCTGTTTTTAACTATCTCGTAATACCATGAACCGGCGGTTAAACCAGTGTCGACAGGCGTTGCAGACGCAAGGGCGGCTACACCTTCTCGACCGTATTTATCGAGACCATCGAGACGAACTGCTCTTCTCGCTTTCTCTAAAAACCTTTTAGTTTTAGAAAAGTCGCCCTTGTGACTGAAAGTTATCATATAAAATTCTCCTAATTCATCCCGAGCAACTTCTTCCAAGTTTTATTTCTAGCTGTTATTTCACCGTCTACCACACATCCATTGTCTTTCTGGAAATGTTTTACTGCCGATGTGAATTTAGATCCAGCAATACCGTCTGCGGTACCAACCTCGGAATACCCCAGAGTATGAAGTCTCTTCTGAACGAATTTAACAACTGTATGTCTGTTGTTTTTAGTAGCCGAAATGGTTAAAGTCTTACTCAAAGTCTCTGGACCAGCAATACCATCTACAGCCGCTCCGAATGATCTTTGAACATCCTTAATAAACTCTTTTTTCGTATATGTAGAAGTTGTATTGGTTGTGATATTCGAGTTAACACCTAATGAAGCATTAACTTCTTTGGCAATCATTCCAAGACGATTGTAAATATAATCGCCAGGACAAGCCTTATTAGCGAACCATCTATGTACTGTCATGTTCTGTTTATCAACCTGACCGATAAGAGATTTATCCGCTTTCCATTTGAGTTCTTTGATATTGTTACGCTTACAAATATCAGCGCAAAGTTTGATGAGAGATTTATAAACTTTGTCGTTTATAGCATACGGATGAGTCGTATCACTCGCACATTCGATTGTTATAGCTCGATGGTCGTTAGAGGCATTGGAAGAACACCATGAACGATCTTTTTCTTCAACATACATGCCGATTCGACCGTCCGATCCTATTCCGTAATTACAAGAAGCCTTTCTAGATCTTGGTTCAAACACAGCTCCTAATCTCTCAACAGAAAGCTGTCCGACTACACAATGGATTGTGATTGTGTCGATTTTATGGTTTCTCGGACTTGTTCTATTAGGACTGATAGAAATATAATCAACCATAGAACTGTTACTCATTATCACTCACCCTTTCCGTAAGTTTTAAACTGGCTTATAGTCTGAATTACTTTGTCATACCCAACCATCGCACACAACCAGCTCATGAAAATAAGTGCTACAAGATAAACGATATACTGAGTGGTAAAACCTACACCTTCAAGTAATAAATATCCGATACCAATTAATAATGAAATAACCACAGATATAAAACCGGCAATGGTGTTTGAGCAATATGTTTTCTCATGCTCATTCATGATTGTCTTAACTGCTTCAGTCGATAAACCAGTAAGAGTTGATGTAATCAGCAACCCAAATATAAAAACTTCTAAACCGACCATTATTCACCCTCCGTTTCTTCATCATCAATAGGTTTTTCGAGTTCTATTTCCTCCTCTTCTCCAATTGGATGAATAGCTGGGAAATCCTCATGCGCTCTTTTACCTCTATAATTACTGATAGCATGTTGAATGGAGTTCTTAACCATCCAAATAGCTCCGCCACACGATAATGGAATTGCCACGTTTGTCCCAATAGAAGACCACATTGATGTGTCGTAACAGTTAATGCCTATCTCGTTACTCAAGATAACAGAATTAATCGTCACTATGGTTGCAACGATCGACTGATATACATTATCGAAAATCCACATGAGAACCATCGAAATAATGAACAAATCAGAGAAGTAATTAATAGGAGATTTACGAATTTTTTCGATAAACTTCGTCTTTTTTCTCTTCAAAAACATCACCCTTTCGAATTAAGCTGCTTTCTACGAGCAGCGTTTAACGCCGCGTTACGACTCATGATTTCTCTGGTACTCATTTTCTTAGGTGGATGATTCTTAATATTACAAACCCTAATCAGAGTTAGAAGTCTGTTTAAATGCCATTTCTGACACTCAAATGGTATGTTCAACGCTATCATCCAATAATAAATAAGCTCAGCAGTAACTACTTCTCGACTGTTTCCTCTTAACTGATTATCAGAAAACACAGTAGCGGTCATAGGAGCTTCTATGTATTTATTAACTTGGTCGATGTTGCCAACAGTAAGACCGTAATACACCATCGGATTGACATTTTGTGTGAGTGTCATACATTTTATGTAATCTAGGATTTCTTCGTAAGTTTTATCATCTTTTGAAAGAAAGACTTTACACCACTTAGATTCCCATTTTGAAAGAGAAACGAGAGAATGCTCCAACTGCAATGTCTGTTCTTTCAATGTGATAAACTTGTTGTTTTTCTCATCCCACAACTTGTTAGCAGGTATTGTGATTCGAAGCATCTCTCTTTCCTCCGGTAAATTTCAAAGTTAATTTCCAGTTACAGTAGTAAGATTTGGAGTTTCGTTCAGGTTTTCGACCAAATCAGTAGGAATGAGATTGTTGATGAACTGAATGAATACGTTCGGATCAGACACCATCTCTACGAAAAGCTTCGAATACGCTTCAGTCTGCGAGAACGCAACGCTGAGTGGAATCCCCTTCGAATCTACTTTTACGAATCTTTCACCATCTTCGCTCACTTCACCGTAAGATTTGAGGATGACAGTTTTGAAGAATTTAATGATTGTGGAAGGATCTCCGGTTTCAACGATTTTATTAATCATTCCGGTTAAACCGCCTTCTTCGCTTGTTTCTATTTCAGCGATCTCAATACTGGTGAGATTGAAGTAGCATTTTTTAGTTTTCTCGTTACCTTTGTAGTCAGTGTAAGTAATATCTTTTACGATCATTGTTTTCTCCTTTCGAAATAAAAAAGAGTCGCCAGCTTACCTGAATACGACTCTTTGACAGAATGTAGAAATGGATTTTTAGTTATTATCAACCAGCCGCTTCATCGCTCATAAGAGTAGCGATTTCGTCAGGCAGCGGTAAACGAGCCTCCTCGCTTTCGCTTCCGTACAGGATAGCTTCAAGAGATGCAAGTTTAGCAGCATCGACTTTAGTAGAATCGATCGTAAGACTAGCCGTAGGCTTGAATCCAGTAACGTTAACAGGAGTCGTACTTACTTCCCAAGAGAAAGTAATAGCTTCAGGACTATCATTGATTGTTGAGAACGCCTTTTCGGACGGAGCAGCCAGAGCGCCATAAACTAAATGGAGCTTATAACCATAGTTGTCATTTTCGACATCGTTACCAACTACTGTTCTGTAACACATACCGAAAGTCTTACGAGGCTGCTGACCGATGTTGACTCCAGTCGCAATAGAAGCCGAACCATCGCATTCAGCGAACTCATCAGGGTAAGTGTAAGCTTCAATAGTAGAACCGTATTCCTCGGCAGAAATCAGGTTGAGGTATTTGATATCGTCTGCGTACAGAGGAGTAGCTTCAGCACCAGAAGGGCTTTCCGTTACGGAAATAAGACCGTTCCAAGCTACACCTTTAGAATATGTACCATCTGTCTGGATAGGGTATAATACACCATTACGAACGCCAGTTTCATAAAGACGTTCACCAGTATTGTCCCAAACAATTTTAGGCATCTGTTAATCCTCCTTGATTGTATAATGTGAATACGTCGTGATTGAGATTATCTGATGTATAATGTCGATCAAATCTGCAATAAGGAAGATTTAAGATTTTATCGATATATACACTGTCTGGATTTTTATCAATCAGTACGATCTTATATGATGGCGATTGTACATATATAGAATCGTTAGCAAAATCGTTTTCTATGTTCTGGCGAGAATATACAATCGCTGGGTATTGCATTTTTACCGACTCAGGGGGTTGAAAATACACACATCTAGAACCGAGAATATCACAAAGTATCTCATGCAATTCAAGCCTGCTCGCCATTGTACAAACCCCCTATTGTCAGTATTAGTCTAGGGTACTGAACTTCAACATTTGATATCTTCCATTCAGCACCTTGGAACTCAACATAACGCATCCAATGAAAATTATCTCTGGCATACGGATCGGCTACAATACTAATCTCATTCGCAACATTTATGTTGTCGTTAAGTTGATCGGCTGACTGAAGTCTGCGAGTATTTCGAATCAAATCACCATAATAATAGCGTTCGACAATTTGTTCTTCCCATACTCCAGGTGTTGTTTCAACCGTTTCAGCGTAACCGATTGCTCCATAAAATTTAGCCATATGTTTTCACCTCTACGTCTAATAACTCCATTTTGAATTTTATGTAAGCGCTTTCATTAACCGGAAACAGAAGAGTTCTCGATCAATTCGAGAGCAATAGCAGAGAACGGCTTAATCAGAGCGCCAGAGCAACGTGTTTCAATCAGATACTTCTGAGCATTGTAATCAATGTCAAAGTCGTCGAACATGTTGACAGCACCACCCTTATCGGCACCAACATTGTAGTCTTTGAGGTTTACGATAATGCCGATCAGAGTACGAGTCTTTCCTTCGGAATCCGTACGAGTAAGACCTTCCATAACCGGAACAGTAATAATGTCACTTACACGAAGAGCTGATTTAAGCTTATCAACCGAATCGTAAATGATTCTACCAACACCGTCTTCGAGAAGCAGACAATCAGTAAGCCAATCTTCCGTAGTGAACAGAACTGGATTACCGGAACCCTTATAGTTCTTACGGGATTTAACAGACGCACGAATCATAGCTTTAGCTTTATCGTCCGATGTAGCATTAGCGTCGACAGAAACGCCAACCTTAATAGTGAACAGATCATCGTCCGTCCAGATAGGACGAATGTTGAGCTCATTGATCTTATCATCACTAGAAGAAGGACGGCCGTCACTAACTAAGATAGCACGAGCAATTTCCTCATCCAGCATCATACGCATCTCGGATTTAAGCCAAGTTATAACATCGAAATCAGTGATGTCAACGATGTCGTCACGATCCATCTTCTGTTTCTTATAGATTGTAGTAGGAGTAGTAGTTCTCTTAAGTAAAGAGAATACTTCCTCTTTCTTATACTTGCCTTTGATATAACCCTTAGCTCTTGCTTCATCTTCCGTGATGTCAGCAAACATGGATTTAATACGAGAGAATGGAGTATGGCTAGTACCTCTCATAACTTTGGATACCCAACCCATATCTCTCTTAATGAATTCCGGCGGAGTGTTCAGGTTTCTCGCATCCGGGAATAACCAATCATCGGCACCCTTAATACCGTAAGTCTGCTCTTCACCAGCAGTAGTTTCAATAGAATGAGCAAGGAAGCTCTCTCTCATAGAGCCATAACGCTTAGCGTCAGCAATAGCAGCCTGAATATCAGCGTGACTGATTACATTTTCCTGATTTTCTTCAGTGTCGAACACGTTGTGTTTCATATCTTCGTTTCCTCCTTCAGAATCGTCTTCTTCGTCTGCTCCTTCTTCAAGAGCCTTACCTACAATAGCGTATACCGCGGTTTTCTGCTTTTCATTGAGAGTGTCGAATACGTCCTGTAACGTTTCTTCACTCTCAGGCTTTGTTTCTTTTTTATCTTCAGTCTTAGTCTCTTCCATTTTTGGTTTTTCCTCTTTACTGTCTGTTTCAGCATGATAAAGACTAATGTTTTCACCAGTGTAAATGATCGCTTCTTCTTCATACTCTTCACCATGTTTGATGATAGAATCAATGAATGCGCCAGGATTTGCCCCAGCGAGAACTAAGCTAACCTCACGAATAGCTCCATGAAGGACATGCGATCCCTGCTGTTTAAGCTGATTAGCATAGATAGATAATGCTGAAACATCGCCATGCTGAACTAAAAGTTTAGCTGTTCTTCCAGACTCAGTTTCATTGAACTTACAATAAGCGTAAACGCCATCTTCTCTATTCTCTAAAAGAGCATGTCCAAGAACTTCGTTTGGATCTGAGTGCTGATGGTTCCAAACCAATGGAACTGTCTGACCATCATTATGCTTAAACGCGTCTTTCAGGATAACTCTTCCGTCGGAGCATTTAAGATTAGCTCTGGTGGCCCAGCCGCTAAAATCAAATTTATCCATTTTGAATTTTCACTCCTTCTTTTGGATTTTCTACAGAATCTCTATCTTCTTCATAATGATTCAAGTTACTATTTATCAATTCATCAGCCTTGGGATCGTCAGATGGTTTCATACCGACTATCTGTCTGATTTCATTAGAAGTCATAATCTCATTTCTGGTAAACTTATCAGCGATTTCGGCAATATCGTTGACAGGTACGAGTTTGAATGGATCTCTGAAGAAAGATATCGACTGAGATTGTGCGCGAGCAGTTTTAGTAAGAAACTTTCGTTTCATTTCATCAACAATGGCCGTCATTATTGGAGCGATAGTACGGTCGTAATAATTAAGCATGGTTTTCTCATCAGCGGTACCATCTAATATACTCTGAGTGATCCCTAACTGGCTGTAAAGCATACTCGTTAAGTATTCAATCTGTTTCATTAAATTGTTATCCACCGAACGATTTAACTGAGTGATGCGCTCAGTACCATCGGTATAAGCAATACCATACTTAGAACCTGCTAACTGCATTTCTATATCTTTACGACGTTTTTCAGCCTGTTGACGTCTTGCTTCGGTTTTAATAACATATGGTAACTGGATAATTAAATCTAATTTTCCAGAGCCACTCTGTTCATCAATAACGTCTAAAAGATTTAGTTTTCTTATAAGACGTTGCATAGTTGAATTTGGTTCGTTAATAACTGCGAATAGAGGGTTTTCAATAATACCAATAGTACTCTTAGGTAATATCAATTCTTCTTTGTTACCCGTCCTATCGTTATAAACCCTAACCATAACGGTGTTTGGACGCCATTCCAATATCTTGCCGGTTCTCATTGTTAGAATGTCATAAGATCCGGTAACTTCCGGATTGAATGTTGTATCAATCGGAACAATAGCCACACATCCTTCATCGAGCATAGACATTACTACGTCCTGAATAAACGATTTTCCAGTCTGATCTATATTAGCTTCAAGATTCAGACAATTATTCAACTTAGAATCCACAGTAGAAATGAATCTGCCATTTTCATCTAATCGACAATGTTGAATATTAATAGCGGCCACGTCCAATGCTATACGATTATAAACCGATGTGACTATCGAACGCTCATTACCTCTTGTGAATCTCATTCTGTCGGGTCTTGATGCATAACTGACACCGTAATCGTACCGATAATTCGTAGGATCTCTATTCATGAATGCATTCCAGCCATGCTGAAGTCTATCTATAAACCCCATTTTGAATTTTCCTCCTTACTCGAAAGCGTCTTTATTAAGTTTGTAAGCGACAAAAGCATCCATCATAGCTGCCACAGCATCGATTTTAGCATCATATCGCTTCTTTAAAAGCTTTCTATTACCATTGGTATCTTCCATGACAATGCAATTTCCCATGGTAAATGTCATTAATTCCTCATCAAACAAAAGCATCCGCTCCTCTGAGAGTTTCTTTAATTCTCCCAAAGGAACGGATTCGGTTTTGGCTCCCTGTATAACTTTTTCAATCCCGAACGGACCGTTTTCTTGTTCCCATCGTTCAACAAACTCTCTAGCATTGTAAGGGTCAAACCCCAAACACCTAACGTCGTAGTCACACTGGACTATATGATTATCGAGATCTTCGTAAACCTGCATCATATCTAATACAGTTCCCTCAAGAACAACTAAACTTCCTTCATCCATGAATTGATCGTATTTAAAACGCAATGCCGATGGTAATTTCATCAGAGTTGTTGAAGATATGTAGTTTCGGGTTTTTATACCGAAAGCCCCATTAGATAATGGAAATAGGAATGTGAACGCACAAAAGTCGTCGCCTTGTGAAAGGTCTGCGCCAAGTGCACATGCCATTTGCCAATAATCTCGTTTTCTATGAGGTAAGGTTTCCTCATAAGTGAAATAGTATGTATAACCCTCCATAGGAATGCCGAATCGTTTTGCTAAGATATCATTCCTTACAGCGGGAGCTTTCTCAGCTCTTTCAACATCTAGTTGGTATGTTTCATAGCTAACAGTCTTGCCGATATTAGGCTGAGCTTTAATCCAAGTATACGGATCGTTTACCTCATCGATAGAATCTAGTTTATACCACCAGATTGACACATGAGGGTTAACGTATTCGCCTTTAAGGATGTCCATTAACTCCATTTTGATTGTATCGCCACTTCCGTTACGTACTGTACCTTCCGAACTTGTTGCAACTATCAGATAATCGTCATTCTTAGATGCACCTTGCTCAATGGCTCCAATTACATCCTCTCTTACATCACCAGAAAGCCATTCATCAACTGTTGCGATCTTACATCGTAAGCCCTGAAGTTTATCTATACTCATAGGACGAATCTCAAGTAAAGAACCTGTTAAAAAGTTTTCAACACCCTTTTTAGTAGAAGCCAATTTGACACGATTAGCTTTAGATCCAGTCGTGTTTTGTAAAGATCCTTCTGTCAGAAACTTAAACAACGGACCTCTGGCTCTTGTGATAGAAGTTCGTATCGGAGACATTACTTCTTCTGCTAGTTTCATAGTAGGAGCAGTTGTAATCTGATGGGTTGTAGACGTATCAACGTTTAAAAAGAAGTTTTGAATACAGGAACTGTACATCGATTTAGCAGCGCCTCTTGCTACGATTAGATACTGCTTGTTAATTAATCGTTTCTTGATTCTTTTATTAACGTATCGTCCACCATGCCCATCTTCAGAAGGCTCGTATACACTTCTATCGACAAAGTAATACCATCCGAATATTTGTTCAGCCCACAACATAAACGAATCGAGTAAATGAAGATCCTCTCCATCTGTTAAAGTCAACTCGTTTTCGCAATAATCAACAAAACCCTGGATAGCTTGGTCGTCATACCAAATTCCAGGGTTATCGATTAAAGCATCTATTCGGTTCATCTCCATAGAGATTGTTTCACATACAGGTATTTCACCTTTTATCACGGCATCCCTAAACATGCCGTAATATTTTGGAACGGCAGTATTTGATAATGCCATAAATTCACCTACTTGTTAGAATTAAAAAAAGCACAAGAGGTTGTTATTCTCTCGTGCTTATCCATTAATTACTTTAAAACTTTCATTTCATCTAAAATTTCTGATAAACGCTCGCCGTTTCGTTTTCTATTATCAATCTCGAGCCATTCTCTATTAGATAATTCTCTTCTAAGTCTCCAATAATGTCCTAAAGATCTGTCATAACAATAAAGATTTTTTACAGATTCTTGCTTATGTAAGTTGATACGTTTGCCTACAACTTTTACTATCGTTGCAGTGCCTGTAATAACAACTGGCACAATAACTATCAGTTCTTCTTTATTTCTTATAACAAATTCTTTCGCATCGTTGATTTTAGATTTAATCTTTCTTTTAAAATTTGCTCTTTTGATCTCTTTTTCGAAATTTACGACTTTACAATTATTCATAATTTCCTCCTTAAAATGACATGTTTATATGTATTACTTTCATAAAGGAGGATGTAAATATCGCGAAAATATAAAAGGACACTGTCCTCTTATATTACGAAACTTGATATGTTATACTATAGAATCAATATCGATTTCTCTGATGATTTCTCCGTTAATCTTCATAAAATGAACCACCGAATATTTACCTGAGTTTTTATCAACTGTATATACACAAGAATTTGCGAACCCGTCTCCATCTTTCAGATCATCGGGTACAAGCCCAAATGCGTAAAAATCATTATACTCATTACAAACAATAGCTTTCATTCTAGGATTATTACTTTGAACTACATCATAAGCTGTTTTAACATCTAACATATCATATCTCCTTTCATAATATAAAATGTTCATTTCGCTAATGATTTTTCATAACGAAATTTTCCCCGATAGATACGTATGCATCAAATTTATCAGAATCACTATTATCGCTTAATTTTTCTCCGACGTTTTGTACTATAGACTTTATACGACCAGGGTTTATTTCTGCGTTATCCAATCGTATACATTCTATGCCTCCATGTCCGTTTTTTCTACTTAATTTATGACTATAATCATCGAATATAATAGATATATCTTCAACGTTTAATTGAGAATCTGTGTATAAAATCTCACCTTTAGTTTTTTCCCAATTGAAATAATGACTACCGTTATGATGCGTAAAAAACACTACCCCTCTTGAATCATCTGGGTATTTATTAATTAATGTTGAGGACACTTTTTTCTTAATATCAGATCCCTTAGTCATGTTATCCTCTATAGAAACATTCGTAAAAGAATCACTAGATAAATTATTAAAGAATTCACCAAAATGAGATGTTCTCATTCCTATAGGATTTCCTTTAGCTTCAACATCATAACCTCTTCTTCTTAATTCATACGCTATACTACAATTACCGCAATTCGTATGATATTGGAGGTCTGAAGACGAACGATTAGGATTAACTTTATCCAAATCGATAGATCTTGATGATTTGCTTACTTTCTTATTAAGTCCTATATCATCTAAATTATCTGTAAAGGACTTTAAACTAGAACCGACAGTACTCGTATCTTGCTTATCTAATCCTATACCGTACGATTTACCGTTATACTTTTTATATACTTTGTAACCTCCGATTACAACTAAAGTAGAAGCAACAGCTATAGCTCCTATTTTTATAGCTTTCTTTTGTTTATCGGTTAGGCCTTTTTGTTTTTCTTTATTTTCGTCTTTTTTCTTATTAGATGTTCTGCCACTTTTGTGATCCTGTTTCTTCCGAACTCCCCACTTCATACCCTTAACACCATAATGGTATAGTTCATCTGAATATCTATATTCCCACATAAATTCACCTACTTACTTCTTAGGTTTAGGGGTCATATATCGACCAAGTTCAGCAATATTAAATTCTTTTGTCAGAGCAGCTCTAGTTCCATATAAAGCGGCTCCTGTTACAAAAGCAGTAGCTACTTTCTTACCGCTAGAAGACATAACTCCTGATACGAATTTTTTACCAGGACTAACATCATCAGAAGTCAAATCTTTTAATTTTTTTTCCATACTAAGTCGTTCTACTTTTTTCTTTAAGTCAGCATCGCTTAATTTTCTTACGTTTTTAACATCTTCTTTTCTGGAATCTTTAATTTTTTTGTCTTCCGCATTAGCCTCACGCTTAGCATTTTTATACTTGTTTTTTTCTGTTTTATATACTTTTTTAGCTTTGATTACAGCGTTTCCTTTATTCGTTGCGTCTTCCCAGCGTTTAGCATTATTCTGTCTGTGTTTTTTTAACGGACTATACGCTGCTAAACTCTTTCCATATGCTTTATTGAATGACTTGACGTACTCGTCTTGAGCTGATTTATAATTGGATTTAGCTTTAGTTAATGATGCTGGTCTTTTCTTTCTAACTCCCCACTTCATACCTTTTATTCCGTGGTGGTAAAGTTCATCGGTATACCGATATTCCCACATGATAAACCTCCCATTTCAACCTATTGATTACTAGGTGTTTCGGCTTCGACATTAAGTCTCCACTCAAGTTCACTTATAGTTCGGTTAATACTTTCTATAACCGAAGAGCTAAGAGGGGGATCGAAGACGAGTTTAACTTTAAGGTAGATATACGTTTTAATAGATTCGAAATTTTTATTATCCCCCGAAATATAATCTGCCCATATAGCCTTGTCGTCTACGATACTAAACCCCTTAGGAGGACCAATCCCTAATTGACTCAATGTCATAAATACAGTATTGATGTGCATTATTATGTCAGCATCAAAGTGTGTATAATCTTCCTGAATACCCAGCAGTTTTTTAATTGATGTCAGTATACTTTCCAATATCAACACCCTTTCATTACTGCACTTTGATAAACTCCTTCATACAGAATCCATCTACGCCTTCTTTGGTGTAAACTTTATACCAATCTTCTGTAGAGTAATAAGGATCTATCATTACTTCTTCATTTTCTTCAATGACGCACATTACATCTGATTCTTTGTTCGGCTCTGTACGAACATTGAGTTTAAAACAATATGATACCAAACCAAACATAGGCTGAGAGGGAATGTCCTCCGTGAATTCTTCTACGGGTTCTTCATCAACCAACGTTTTAATTTCTTCATTAACCATCATCGTTGTTTCTCCTTTATTTAATGTTTCCAAGGACAAGTATCGTTCTTACTTCTCTCGACTGGCGCTTTGATTAACAAATTTTCATCACCATAGTGAATAGCGTTGTGAGTGTTATGTACTGTTGAGATCAAATATTCCGGATCTAACAAGAAAGCGCTTTCTCTCTCGATGTCTTTGATGGTAATCGGATTCATATGATGGATTAATATCCTTCCGTGAATCTCATAACCCTCCACACCAAGATCACAACCATTATCTCTAATGATTACTGAGTCTCTAATTGCTTTCCATCTCTGAGATCTGTAAAACATCTGATTCAAATAACGATCGAAGCCAAATGTCTCGTCTCCAACTCGACCGTCAAGACGTAAATATCTATAACGTTCCTCGAAAGTATCCAACTTTGACAATTCTGTATAAGTTCTAATACTCATCATTATCACCTTGTCCGTTATACTTTCGCATAGCCTTAATAGCGTTATCGTATAGTTCTTCTATCTTCTGCATCGATTTAAGATTTTCGGTTTTAGCCGAGATTAATTCCTTCTGTTTTTCCAGAATCTCTTTTTCAATACGTTCTTTAGTTGAACCTAACTTTAAATAATGAGTTATGACCTGAGAAGAGGCAGTACCCTCTCGTAACTGCTGTTCAGCAAGGTCAACAGCCAAAGATATCATTTGATTCTCTCTAGCTTCAGGAGTCAAAGCTGGTCTCATCTTTCTCGTAGATCTTGAAGAATTCGAGGCTTTAACTTTAGCCATGCTTACTACCTCCTCTCTTTTAGATTCACGTCGGTATATATGTACTTACGAACCAGTTTAGTTGACATTTAGGTGGGTCTGTGAGACCAAAATTTATATAATTCGAAAGGAGATGTTCGACAAAGAATTGTTTGTTTGGTTACATCCGTACTAACTACCGTTTACAAACTCACAGACCCGCCTAAATGCCAACTAAATATAAACTGCTTCCCAAAAAATAACCCCCGGAGATTTTTCAAGGAGATC